GGAACATCCCGGCGACCGCGGCAGAGAGAAACAGCGTCAGGACCCACCTCGCCGTACGCAGGCGGTTGCGTGGCTTCAGCGGCTCGATGACCAGCTTTACCAGCCACTCCGGATGGCGCAGTTCTGGCGGAGGGGTGTCCACTCATCACTTTGACTTTCGGATGTCCTCGAACTCGCCATCGTCCGTAATCCGGTAAAGCCCGTCGGGCAGGCCGTGCTTAGCCGCCAAGGCAGCGACCAGGGCCCGGGTTGCGCCGAAAGCTACCTCTCCGCCGACCACCGCGGCGACATCCGGCTTAAGCGCAGCGACCGCAGCGGCCAGCGCCTTGATAACCTGGGTGTGCTCCGCCTTCGTTGCTTTTATTCCTGTTTTCATCAGTTCCCCACGGTGCAGATGTAGAGAGTGTCTGACTCTATGGTCCGGGCTGCATTGGTCGCTCCGTTGAACGTCAGAATCGCCCCGGTCGACGCGTTCGTCGCAACCCCTGCGGAAGGCGTATCCGCAACGTCCACCCCGTCAATCGCCCCATGGACGTTCGTTCCGTCGTTCCACATCTCGAACGTGTGATAGCTCGTGTCGATGGCTACCGTTGACGTGTCGGACGCGGCCACCGACCCAGCCCCGTCGATGACTGCCAGGACGAAGTGAGTGGTCGAAACAGACCCGGTCACCCCCCACGTCACCTGTGGATTACTCCCTGCCGCGGTGTAAATGCGGAGGCTGCAAAGGGCTGCGGCGTCGATGGCCGTGGACACCTTCATCCGGCTCACGATGTACCAGAGGGCGGTGCGCGGGTTGTCGATGAGCGAAGTCGTCCCCGTTGAGGCCGCCATGCGAACCTGCCCAAGACCTGAGTTCGTCGCCCCTGACGAGAGGACCAGAACCCCTGACTTGGCCGTCGCGCTGGTTGCTACCGTGCCGGTACCCGAGGTAGCGACGACGTATGGAATGTTGTCCCAGTGGGTCCCGACCACCGTGTTGATGGTCGTCCCGAGTAGCTCTCTAGCCCGAGAGAGGGCCGTGAGACGGGCATCGTTCTCGACGGTATCAACGGCCGCTTCCTGGGTCGGAGTCAGGCCGCTGCTAATTACAGGAAAGTAGTCGACGTCGGCGGCCATTACTGCGTCGCCCTTTCAGTCTGGTCTCCAAGTACCGCCATCTCCCAGGTGGTCAGCGTGTTGGCGCTGTTCACGTAGCGGACCCGGACGAACGGCGCACTCACCGACACGTACTTTTTCTCGTACGTAGTAGCGGCGATGTCATAGCTCACCAGGTTGCGCCAGTTCGAGTTATCGACCGACTCGTCAATCTGCAGGCCGCTAGAGGCGCTCGCGTGCGACACGTACAGGTTGATGACAAGCCGCTTGTAGCGAGCCCCCTGGGTCGCCTGCGCGACGTTCCCCGCCGAAGACCATAGGGTGATGGTCGCGCCAGAGGCAGGGGCGGCTACGGCGGCGCTGCCGTAGCTGGTGGCGAGTAGTTGCTGTCCGTCGTCGGTCATTTACGGTCCCTCCGAGTGTCCGAGCAGGTAGCGGGCTCCGCTCTGTGAGATAGCCGGCGTCTCCCCGAGAACGAGCGGTTCGAGTCTGAGCAGGGCTCGAGCGGGGTTGTAGAGAACACGGCCAGCTATCGGCGTGGCGTTTTGCAGAGCAAGGCCGGCGAGCAACGAGGCGACCCCCTGCCCTCCATGCCCAGCACCAGCGAGCATGAGCGCGGGCGCTAACCCGGCGGCCCCCGCCGTGCGTTCAATCAGGCCGCCGTGGGCGTGCGGGAGAAGGTGAAAGGCGAGGTCTGATTCAGACCGCATCAACTCTGGGGCGTCGAGCTCGGCGGCGAGGTCGGGATGCTTCTCCCGGAACGCATCGACGCCGGGGCGGTCTCTGCCAGCCGTGACGGTGTTTTGGCCGAGGCGCTGGGCCTTGACCCCGAGGTTCCCCTTGATGGGCTCCTGTGCGCTCCTGGAACGCCGGAGGTCGAGCATCTTGAGGCTCTCGTCGGCCTCGGCGGTTCCCTCTGAGAACAGCCGATTGGCTTCGGCGTAAGGGCCCATGTCGACCATGGACTTTGCCTTCCCGAAGGCGCTGCGCAGCGGGGACAGCTTGCCTTCCGTGGAAACGCCGACCTTCGACACGCCAGCGATGCCACGACGGAGGCCGTTAAGCCCCTCTTCCGTCATGAGCATCGACCCGTTGCCGCGCTGATAGAACTCCATGAGGTCCATCAGCTCTTTGATTTGCCCGCGTACCTGGAGGTTGGCGGGGTCGTAGTAGGACTTGGCGAGGTCCGAGTAGATCGGCCGGACATCCACCAGTGCCTTCGCGTCTGCGTCCGAAATCTGCGAGATAGCCTCGTTGTACGGCCGCTCCGCGACGTCCCGGCGGTACTCCTCTAGCCCCAGCTTCACCCGCTCGTCGGCGTGCTTCGCGGCCTCGCCGATGTCCGCGTCAGTGTGTTTTCTCCCTGGCACACCACCCCGCGACTCGACGAACTCACGTGCCTGCGCCCCTCGGGAGCCCATAACCCTCCGGGCAGCATTCCCGAGCACCCCAAGACCAGCCGCCGCACCTCCGCCAATGGCCCCGCCGATGAGCGCAGATTGCCCGGCCTCGCGAAGAATTTCCCCGGGCTCCTCGCCGCGCGCGCCAGCCTCGGCCCCGCCGATGACACCGGAAGTGACCCCGGACGACAGAGCCGCGCGCCCTGTCCGCCCGATGGCCGACGACGCCTGGGGGATGAGCCGCTCTACGCCAGTAGCAAGCGCCCTGGCCGGCCCGGCAGCAAGGTATGCCGGGGCGTCAGAGACGACCGAGGCAAATGGGTGTTCCGAGCGGTACGAGTCAATGCTGTCCGCCGCGTCGGAAGCACCGGGGACTCCGAGGCTACCCAGCGCGCGATTGGCAGCGCCGTACGCCCCAAAGGTGAAGCGGTCGGCAAGGCTGTTGAGGGCGCCGCCAAACCCCCGGGCCGCAGACGTGAGTGGGTTGACGTCGGGGAGCTGTGCCGGGTCGAGGTCCTTGCGGATTTGCTCGATGGGGCCGGTAGACGGGTAGGTCCGAGAGGGACTCTTCTGGCGCTTCGTCCCGGGGACGAGGAAAGCCGGGACCGACGTCTCGTCACTCTCTTTGCCTGGAACCAGATGGGAAGGAAGCTCGACAACCCGCCCATCGTCGGTGACCACCCGCGCAGTCCCGTCCTCGACCGCGTCAACGACGCCCCTCGCCATGGGGGTGTCGTCCTCCGTCACTTCGTCGGGAACGTCAGGCACGAACCCGGACGGCAGCGCCTTCGGGTCATCGGGGACGAAGCCTTTGGGTAGTTTCGCCATTACTCGGTCGGGTGGAATTCGCCGTTGAGGACGTAGCCACGGCGCCCGTTCAGCTTCCCGGGGATGGCGCCAGCGGGGAGAGACCTGCCGTGACCGGGGAGACCGGCTTGCTTGGCCGGCTTCTTCTTCGGCAACTGCGGCTGTACGCGGTTGCCGGCCTCCCCGGAGCGGAGGCGAACCGCCATGCCGGCCTTGTGTTTGACCATCGCCTCCTTGAGCGTCTCGTCGATGACGTCGGCGTTGGCGCCCTTGATGAACCCGTCGGTAAGCGTCCCCGCCGGCCCGAGGATTTTGTGCTCAAGTTCGATATTCGCGTTGGACACGCCAAGCTCGTGGTACTTCCGGCCGGCCGATGCGGCGGCGGCCTTGAGGCTCTCCCGGCGCTGCTGGCCGTCGAAGTCCCACGGCATGATGCGGGCGCCGTGTTGCTTGACGTCCTCGGAGAGGGCTCTCGTTCGCTCGACTAGCTGGGTAAAGGCGATGTTGGCGTCGTCGAGCCGTCGCTTGGCTACTGCATCGTGGGCCTCGCCCAGGACTTCACCGTCGGGCCCGGTAACCGTGAGTTGAGAGTGCTTCTCTCCCTGTCGTCCGGATTCCTTTACCGGCGTGGCCCACGCTTTTGGCTGGATTTTCAGGTCGGCGGCGCGGCCGGCGATGTCAGAGTCAGCCTGTCCCTCTTCCTTCATTCGGATCAACTCGGCTAGGCCGGCGAGATTCGGCGTAACCCCTGCCGATTGAATCTTGGCGTTCGCTGCCCGGCGGCTGTTGATGTCGGACTGATTCAGTCGCGCCATGAGCCACTTCTCCAGCGTCTCGACGTCGGGCCGGTGCGCAGCGGCCAGCCGCTCCCTGGAGGCAATCGTATCGGCGGTACGATTGGCACTTGCCTCTTGTCCCTGCTGCGCCTTGTGCTCCTGGAACACGAGCTTGAGAGCGTCCTCCTCGGAGACCCCGGGAAGCTGGCGGAACTGGTTGAACATCCGGTCGTACTCGGGGCCGAGGCCGGTGGACGCGTCCCGAGACGCCGGCACTTCAACGGCCTGGTCGCCGACGTTCATCATGAGACGAGGCTTGACGCTCTCGAGCCGCGCGATTTCCTGTTCGACGGGAGACGGGCCATCCACGGCAGGCGGCCCAGGCTGCGGAGCGATCGGCTCGCCGCCGCTTACGGCGTCCACGCCGACATCGGGCCCCTGGGGCGGGTCAGGCTCCGCGAGCTTCTGGCGGGCGAAGTCTCCGAACGCATTCTGGGCTGCCCCGAAGAGGTCCGGCCTGACCCGCTCGGAAGTCGTCTCGTCATTGGCGAACGAAATCCCGTGCGGCTTGCCCATTGCCGACGCTACGGCCGGGTTGAACCGCTGGGCGGCCTGCATCAGGGGTCCGATGGCATTCGCCCGCTCGACTTCCCGTTGATGCGCCAGGCGCTCTTGTTCCAGCTTGAAGCGCATCTCTTCCCGCTTCGCGGCGGCCGACTGCACTTCCAGGTTTCTCTGGGCGAACATCCGCTGGGTTCGGGCGTTCTCGTCGGCCCTCTCCTGGTCTCGCCTCGCATTGATGGAGCCGAGCAGAAACCGAGCCCCCTGACTGATGTCCGGGATTGCCCACGGAATCGCGTAGTCCTGGTTCGCCACTTAGGCAGGCCTCCCGCCCCCGCCTCCGACCGCCAGGCCGAGGCCGCTGAACAGGTTGTTGAGGAATCCCTGCGTCGCCTGCGAATCGACCCCGGCCTTGTTCAGCATCATCATCAGGATTGCTTGGTTGGCCGAGTTCATCGCGTTAGCGGCCCCGGTGTCGTACTGGCCGGCAACGCCAGCCTGTCCCCCAGCCAGTCCCATGCCCTGCGCGAACATCGAGTTCAGACGCCCCATGTGCTCGCCAGATGCGCCACCAGCCAGAGCGTCGAGGGCGGACATGCGCTGCGCCCCCGCGTTGGCCGCGAAGTCAGAGAGCTGCTGTCCCCTGGCGCCAGAGTTGAACGAGCCGGCGGCAGCCATCCTGTTGTCGATGGCGTCCATTCCCCTGCCCATCGTGTATTCGTAGGCGGGGTCTGTACCGGACGCGCGCTGGTTGAACCACTGCTCGAGAATTCCAGGGCCAGAGTGGGAGCCGTAGGTCGGAGCTGCTTCTGGCAGTCGGTTTTGGGTCATGGTCTGCGTCGCCGTCCTGTCGGACGTGGCCCCGGTGTTCGCGGCCTGCTGGAGTCGTTGAACCGGGGTTAGCGCGGCCGGCTGGCCTAGCGTCTTTGGCTGGGCCTGCGTCTGTACGGGCTGTATGGGCGAATTGGAGCGCGCGTTGTTCTGTCCAGGAAATGCCTGAGGGTTGATGCCAGTAGGTCTGGGCGCATTCGTGTTTTGCGTAGGAGGCCAGCCAGGAATGGTCGGCATTACCGCCTCCCGCCGGGGGCGTTGAACATCGCCGCCATCTGTGGAGACGGCTGTAGCGGCTGAGACCCAGGAACCCCGGGAACCTGAGGCGCCTGAATTCCACCAGTCCCGTACATGCCTTGAAACATCTTCTGCATGGGGGCGTAGAACTGCTGCGCCTTCGCCTGCTGCCCCAGGAGAAAGTCTTTCGTCTGCTGCCCGCCCTGCTGGGCCCTTGCCATTGCCTGGTCGTAGGCAGCCTTGATGTCCTGCGGGTTACCGCGGACCTCGTTCCAGATGTCAGTAACCGGGTTTGAACCTCCACTCAAATAGGCCCACGCATCTCCGCCGAGCTTGTGAGCGCCGATGTGAGGGAAGGCGACGTCCATCCATCCGTAGTCGGCCATTTAGGTGTCTCCTACGACGATTTGTTCGCTGGCCCCGGCGAGCAGAAACTCAGACCCGCCGGACCATTCGAGCTCCCACTGGCGTTGCCGGTATTCGCGCTGAGCCCACGCACTTTGGACCGGCTGGTAATGAGCCGCCCCCATCGAGAACCGCAACGAAGGCTGAAACGCTCCCAGGTCGTCGCGGTAACGGACCTCGACAGTCGGAGGCGTTGCCGGCGGGACGGTATCGCCTCTCTTTAGCTGGACGTCGACGCGCTCACAGAGCTTTCGATTGAACGTACCGTGGTCCTGGAATCCCGTTCGGGAGACCGCCCGGATGGTCGTTCCGTTGTCGTCGAAAGCGTCGAAAGTCAACACCCCAATTGTACCGTCCGACAATCCAATGAGGTGCAAATTACGGTCACTCCAATAATAGTGGCAATTCGCAATCCAGCTTTGCCACTCACCGTTGTCATCGATTGAGCGAAACTCGCCCCACTTCTTTGTGGTGCGGTCGTAATAGGGCCCCCGCTTCTCGGTTGGGAATACCCACAGGAGGAGCTCGTGGGAGCCGATGCGAAGGAACGCACCCCAGCAATCCTCTACGACAGTGAATCGGTCGATATCAGCGGCCAGGGCGGGGGAGCTGAGAGGTTGGACCTCGCGGCCATTCGAGAAGACCAGGCGGCGTTTATCGTCCAGCCACGCAAATCCCTCGTCTTCGACCTCGATGACCGAATATGGGGCTGAGCATCCGGCCTGCTTGGAGGCGGATACAGTGAAGGCGATGACCGGGTCTGGCTGGTAGACCTGGAGAGTCTCCGTTCCGAAGGCGAAGACCTCGTTAGAGTTCGCGTGGAGGGCGATTACCGGGTCGGGGGCGGCTTCCGCCTCGGAGTAGTAGGGACCGACGATGGGCCAGGAGGTGTGGTTTCCAGGCCCCGGCGGGGTCCACTGGAGGTAGCCGGTGTTGTCGTTGGTGTTGCCGATGAACCGCTGGCCGGCATAGGCGATGTGGGTTAGGGCGAGCGGGGAGCCGCTTGGGGTTGTGGCGGCGGGAGAGAGCCTCGAGCTAAGGCCGGTGCCCTGCCAGGTCTGCGGGGCCCCTCCCCCGGTCACCACAACCCGGGTGCTGTCGCAGGTCCAGACAGGCCGGAGGGAGCCATCTAGCTGGGTCGTGGTTGTGGAGTCTGAGAGCGCCTGAACCCCTCCGGTCGCTTCCCACGCCCAGAGCTTCCGGTCTTGCGTGACGTAGAGGAGATACGTCCGCCAGGCGAACATTCCGATAACGGGGGATTCATTGGGGGTTTCGTCCGGGAAGTCGCTCCATGGCTCTATGCCCGGCCTGACGCGAATAGCCCCGGCCGCATCGGCGAGGAAGTTGATGAACGCAGGGGCGGCCCCGGACAGCTCGGATAAACCAGACATCTGGCCTGCGTTGAACGGTATGGGCTTGGGCTCACCCACTGAACGCATGCCCCGGATTGCGGTTCAGATCGAAGTGCCTGACCCTGGTGTGGGGTAGCTGCGGAGTCATGACCCACAGTGAAAGGCCGGGAACGTTCAGTCCCCCCGGCTTCCCCACTACCAAAGGGACTGGCGACGAAAGGGACTGAACATGAAGCGCGTACTGTTGATTGCTGCCGTTCTGCTGGGTGGATGCGAGGGGTTGCCGGCGACGACGGAGGCAGCCTCGCCACTGACGGCCGGGGAACTCATTGGCACGTGGCAGGCCGGCCGCGCGACCCTCGCGCTCGCTCCTACCGGCGACTACGCCTATGTAGCCCCTAACGGCGCTATCGTGGGGCCTGCGCGGTGGGAAGTGCAGGGTCGGACGCTCCGGCTTGCTGGCTTCCCGGAGGCCCGGGTGGTCTTCTCTGGCGATTCGATGGCGGTCACGATGCCGAGCCAGCCCGAAAACTCCGTCTGGATGCTGCGACGGGTGGCGACGTACTGCACGCCGACGGGCGCCCGGCAGTCCTGCCAGTAGCATCACGTCGTCACCGCTCGGTAGGCCTCGACCCAGATTGACCGCGACCAGTCCCAATGGAGTTCAATTTCCGTCTGGTTCCCGGCCGTCGTGCTGATAGCTGAGGCGAGGTGGTAGACGGCGTTGAAGGTGTAGGTTGTCGCTCCAGCGTTGTTGTTGTAGAGGCGGAACCGGATAATCGCGTCGGAGTCCGCGCTGGGGATTGGGGTTGGCGCGGGGATTGTGATCGTCGCGCCCGCCCCAGTGACGTTGATGCGAAACAGGTTGAAGCGGCTGCGGTCAGGCGTGGTCGCCGTCCCCGTGCCGGTCATCGTCTCGGTTGTGGCGTTGTTCGTGACGTCAGTAAGGAGAGCGGACGGCTCGGTGGCGGCTTCGATTACCTGCGCCAGTCCAGACGGGTAGCTATTGGAGAAGATGTAGAAGTTAGTGCCGGTGAGCGCGGAATCGAACCGGACGTTAGCGGCGCCGTAGAATGTGCAACCCGTGACGGTGCAATGGTTCGCAGAGCCAGCGAACTCGATGCTGGCGCTGGACGAGTTGCCCGCCCCAGACAAGTTGCAGCCGATGGCGGCGAACTTGGTGCCAGTGGCCGGACTGGTCGTCGGGTTGACCATTATGCCCCGGGCGTTCGCTCCGATGGCAGCCGCCTCGACGATGGTCCCGCCGGTCACGATAATGTTCCCGGGCGCCGTCCCGGTGATGCTGATGCCGGTACCGTGTTCGGTGATTTTCGACGCCGTGACGATAACGTTCGAGCAGCTAACGAGGGAGAGACCGATTCCCGTGTTCGTGCCCGCAGTGGCGTTGGTGATAGCCAGACCCTCGACCCTGAACCCAGTGCAAGACGTCAGTGTGAAGGCGTTCCCGGTGGCGTGGGTGTTCGAGATGATGGCGGAGGCCGAGCCGGCGCCAATGAGCGAAACCCCCGTCGCGCTCGTGAGCGCAAGGGCCTGGTCAATCTTGTAGGTACCGCCAGGGAACATCACCGGGACCGAGAGAACCTTGGCCCGGTTCATCGCCTGCTGAATTGCCGACGTGTCGACCGTCACCCCGTCCCCGACGGCGCCGAAGTCTTTTACCGATATACCCAGCTCGGAGAACTTCGCCTTGATAGTCCTGGCGGTAGCCCCCGCGCTCTCCAGGTACTTGAAGTCCTGTCCCCCGGTGCTCGTGTAGGCGGCGTCCAGGGCCTCGTCCACCGTCGTGCCGGTGAACCCATCGTTGTCCATGGCGACGTTGTTCGCCGTGGCCGGGTAGTAGGTCGAATCGGAGACGGTACTTCCTGCCGAGTCCTGAATCAGCAGCCGAACCGGGCGAGTGACCCAAATTCCGGACGGGTAGTCCGTTCGGTTGATTCTTCCGCCCGAGTCCAGCGTGAGAGGCTGGGTCGCTATCGTCGAGGCGTCAGAGCTCGAATACACGGGGACCGACGTGCTGGTACCGGGGATGTAGGCGTAGACCTTTCCGGATGCGTTCGCCGTCCCGTCGCTCTTTCGGGAGCCGGAGATAACCAGTTCTGTCAGAAGCGAGGCCATTACCGTCTCCCTCTTCGTCCGAACCGATACCCGTAGTCCGGTTTGATCTGAATTGGCCCCCGCTCCGTGTCGTCATTTACGGCCTCGGAGATGGCCTGCTCCCACTCCGCTTTAAGAAAGCGCTGCTTCTCGAGGAGCCCGTGGTGGAATGCCAGGTCCGCGGCCAGCCAGAAGACAATCCCCCTGAGGTACTTGGACCGGAGGCCGGTGTTGATGTCGGCCGAATCCATGTCGGTGAGTAACTTCACCCGCGGGTATGTGATGCTCGCCCAGGAGGCGTCGGGGGTCGGGTAGAGGAAGAAGGAGATCGTAGTCCCCCGCTCGACGTACATCTGAGACGGCTGGGACTCGGTCTCCTTCTCGGTCAGGCGCATGTACATCGCCCGAGAGATGAACTTGACCGGGAAGTCGTTGCCGGACGTGTCGGTGACGTATGGCGTCCGGCTGTCGATATCGAGCGTGTCTGAGGCGGTCGAGTATTCCGCCTGCCCCTGAACCAGGGTCGTGGTCGTCTCGTCGAGCTTCGTGAGGATGATTCCCCGGTTCTGAAGCGCCTTGAGCTCGACGTTCAAGAGGTCGGTGCCGAGCGACAGTTGCGCCGTCGACGGGTCTTCCCCGGCCGGAACCACTCCAATGAGCTGGTAAGCCACCCGGATTATCCCAGTCCGGGTCAGGTCGAACGAGGTGGACGAGGAGATGCTCATAGCCGGTACGCCACTCCCCACTGCGCCGCTGCCTGCGCGTCTTTCACCCGATACGTCCCCCCAAGGACAGACTCAGTGAACGAGGTCTGAAACGTGAGGCCCGAGCGACCACGCAGGGCTATGCGGTCGTACTGGTCTCCGTCTGACCTTGTCCCGTTATCGAACCTCTGGGTAACTCCGATGACGTTCAGCCGAGCGGCCTTGAAGTCCGCCGCGTGCCTGGCGTTCCAAAGGCGAGCCACGCACCCGAACGCGCCCCAGTCGTACAGAGAGGAGCCATTTCTGGGAGAGCCCGTGCCCGCGACCTGGAGAAGCGTGGCGATGCCCTGGGTGGCGTTGTATTCCCCGGTGGAGCCGGCGGCCAGGACAGAGGTCGGCGTGTTGGCTGGGGTCTCGTAGCTCGAGTTACTGTCGAACCCTCGCAGGTACGACAGGATGGACGTCACCTGCGTCGACGCTCCCTCGTACGCGTAGAGAGCGCCTAGCCCCTGGGCCCAATTGAGCCCCGTGACAAGGGAGATGCCATCCTGATACTCCCAGGTCCCGGTCCCCGTGACGGTCGTGTTGGGCTTTGTCTGCGGGTAGGCGTTGAAGCACTCGAACGGGGTAGACGAAGAGAACCCGTTGACGACGGCGGACGAGCCGGCATTCGCGACGCCGGTAGACCAGAAGCTACGCAGGTCGGAAATAGCCTCCGATAGCAGGCAGTCTGGGACAGAATCGAAGCCGAGGACCGCGCTCGACGCCCCGACATCTACATCCCCAGCGGTGGTTTTGAGCTGGCTCCAGAAGTCCAGGGCAACCAGACAGGACGGGTAGAACCGATGGTCGGAGTAAAGTCCGTTTACGTTCGGGACGAAGCTGGTAAGCGCTCCCGTGTAGAGGCGGACGGTTCCGGCGGAGTCTTTCGAGGTGAAGTTGGTCCCATGCGCTCCGATGGCCTGGATGTTCCTGAGGAAGCTTGCGGAAGCGACGGCAGACGCAAGGTAGGAGGGCGTTCCTAGGACGCGGTAGGCGTAGAGCAGGGCCAAGCCGCAAATCGCCTGGTCTACCGTCACGTACTCAATGGTCGCCTGCTGAGTGTCGATGAACGCGCCGTAGAAGGCGGAGTTTGCCCGCGTGAACGCAGCGAACGACGGCCCGCCGAGCTGGATGGCTCGCAGGCTGTCGGCGATGGAGGCGAGTTGAGTTCTCGCCTGCGCCAGCATTATCGGGTTGGCGGTGTTCTGCTGGATAAGGTCGTAGAAGTAGCGGGCCGCCCAACCCCATGTCTGAAGTCGGTAGCCGGGGGTCAAATCCGCCCCCATGCCGTTGGTCACGTTTCGATAGCGAGCCGAACGGCTGAGCAGGAAGTTGAAAATCGCCGCGTCGTCTGCTCGGTAGGTGTTCGGCGAGTCGTAGTTTTGGGGCTTGGGGTCAGGGGCGGGGAGAATTTTGTAGGGCTCAATGTTTGCGTTCAGCTCGGAGAGCTCGAGCTCAGTCCGCTCGTTCCGGTGGCGAGGACAGATGAAGACCGACCCGGGTCTTTGGATCATGGTCGAGCGGTTCCGGACCACGCCGCAGATGTCGCAAACCCGCTGGTAATCCCAGGGGACGTAGTGGGTGGTTCCGCCCATTACGCCGTGATGAGAGCCCTGCTAGTCCCGTCGTTGGACAGGCCGAAGAGCTGGTAAGAGGTCCCGGTGACAGTCGCCCCGAAGTCAGAGCGGTTCGACAGGGTTACGTCGTTGATGACGATGCGCGTGGCAGCTGCGGACACCTTGAAGGCGTAGTCGCTCCATCCGTACGACCCGCCAGAGAAGATGCAGCTTTCGACCTCCGTATCTGTGACGGCAGCCGATATCTCGAGCCCGATGGCCGGCCTGGAGGCCGTCACGGCGAACGTGCAGCCGCGAATGCGGGTACTGTTGGCGCCGGTGTGGACCCGAACCGCCCGGTTGGTGTCGGACGACCCACACTCGAAATAGCAGTCTCGGACGAGGCCGTTGGTGGAGGTGAAGGCGATACGGGCGGTGGCGGCGGCCGTGGAGGCTGGAAAGTAGAGATTCTGAATCCGCACCCCAGCGGCGGATACCGCCAGCAAGTCGACGGCCCCAGTGCAGGTATAGCGCGGGCGACTAGAGCCAGCCCCACAGCCGACAATGAACAGGCCGGCCAGGGCGACGCTCTGCGAACCGCTGAGGGACTCGGAAGACCCGGCTCCGATGACGATGACGCCGTTGGCAGATGAGTTCGTTACGGCCTGAGCAAGCGTGGCGACAGGCAGCTCCGGGTCGGTCCCGGCGTTGGCGTTGTTGCCGGAGATGGTGTCCACCCACTGAACCCCACCTGATAGGTAGGTGGGGTCCAGTTGGAGGATTTCCGGGCCACCGGCGAAGACCGTCCCGGAGAGGTTCAGGCCGCCGCTGTAGATGTTCGGGCTAGCCATGCGCCCCTCCGGGCTAGGTGTTTACGCGCTAACCGGCGTGGTATCGGCGCCGTTCTCAGCAGCCAGGTTCGTGGTCTTGCAGCCGAAGAGCTGAGGACCGTTGCCAGCGCCAGAGGGAACCCAGCCGGCCAGGGTAGCGTTGTCGAGGATGCCGAAGTTGCACCTGACAACCTGCCCGGTTACGCCAGCCATCGAAGTGACCGCGTGGATAGAAGCGGCCTTCATGTTCTGGACGGTGCAGTTCTCCCAGTAAATTTGGGTGGAGGCGGTGGTCAGGAAGCGAACCGTCCCGACCGTGGTGGAGCTGGTTGCCCCCTGGATCGAAACGTTCCTCACAACACTCCGGTCAGCCCCTACGAACTGAATGAACGTGGTGCACTCAGCCGCGGTATCCGAGACGCACTGGAGGTTGTCGAGCAGGAAGTCATCGGCAGCCGCCGTGGTCGTGATGCCGATTGTCACCTTCTTGTCAGCAGCCACCCCGAAGTTGATGAAGCTGTTCGTGATGGCGCAGCCAGCGGCCGAGGCAGTAATGGGAGCTGCAACCGTAAGGGCGTCGGTCGCAGCGGTCGAGCCGGCCATGTACATGTTGACGTTGGAGATGCGGAAGTTGGCCGCGTCCATGAGGACGGTGGAGGTGGCAGCGGTCCAGATAAACGTCGCCCGGTTCGTCCCGCGTCCGAGACCGACGCAGGTAACGTCCGTCTTGCTGCCGAGGGACGACCATGCATCGGCGGCGGCGATGCTCTCCGAGTACCCCGGGAGCCAGTAGACAGTATCTCCACGGCCAGAGACGCAGGCGTTGAGCGCCTTGTCAGTGGTCGTGTAGAACCTGTCGGCAATCTTCTCTCCGATTTGCCCGGCGGGAAGAGAGCTTCCGACGTAGAAGCACTCCCCCGCACTCGGGACGTAGGCCCCGGTCGGAGTGAAGTATGGGCCCGCTTGGTTGATTACGGTGACTCCCATGGGGTCTCCTCAGATGCTCGAGCCGTAGACGTCTCGCCAGTCGGTCCAGCCCGCCGCGAAGCGCTGGTAGCCGTAGAAGGACTTGGTCAGGTTCGAGGCGGTGTTCTCCTCGTCGAACTTCAGCTTTTCCCGCCAGATGAAGCGGAGGCCAGAGTCGAGGTCCGAAACGCCCCACCAGTTCGTGGTGCTGGTGAAGTAACGGTTAGAGCCAATCTCGATGCCCATCCCCTTGAGGATGTTCTTCGCGTTGTTGGCGGTGTCGTTCTGAAGCTCGGACTTCAGGATTCGGTTCGCCCGGAACCAAAGTTCTTTCGGGACGACAAGCTTCTTGAGCTCGTAACCGGACTGAATGTAGCCGTTCGAGCCGGGGAGCTTCTGCATGGCCGCCCACATCGTCTCGATAGCCGTCTCCGAGAGAGACATCGGCGTCGAGAGGGTGTTGGAGGCCGTTCCGCCCTTAGGTAGCGGGTGGTCAGAGGCGCAGAGCGCCTTGTCATCCCCGCCAACGTAGGAACTGGAGAAGGAGTTGATGAAGACCGAGGCGGCTTGGAACTCCTGGGTGAGCTTCCCGGAGCGGGCAATCGACTTCGTATCGCTAATGGCCTGGTCGTACTTGCAATCCGAGATGGCTTCCTGCGACACCACCGTGCGGAGCGCGTACGTCACTATCGTGTACCGCTTCGAGTAACCCTCTTGCCCTGAGTCGATGGCCATCATCGCGCCCTGTGCCTTGGCCGGCATGATGCCGGTGTGCGCGAACTCCTGGTCGTCGACGTAGGCGTCCGTGGTATTGGAGACCTTGAACCCGCACTGTTCCCAGTCGAGCTTTCCCTTGACCTGGTCTCCCCAGACGATGTCCAGGGTCGGCTTGAGAGTCGAGGAGATGTTGTTGGTAGTAACCGGCGTCGGCATGGCGGCTCCTTAGATTCCCGTCGTGGTGTAGGGGGGAAGGAAGCCCTCGTTACAGGTCACGAGGAACTTGAACCGAGTGGCCGTCGGGTCGTTGTCGACCAACTGGAGGCCTTCGGTCGTGTACCCGTTGATCGTGATGATTCGGAAGTTCGCCGCCGTGGTGGCGTGGGTCGAGATGTCCAGGGCGAAGCCCGACACGCCGGTAGTCGCGTTTGCCGTCCCAGTCGCAAGGTCGGCGTTCTCGCCGATGAGCCCGATTTGACCGGCGATGGTCGTTGCCGTGGTCCCGTCGTCGGCGTCGACCTCGAGAACCACATCCCCGGTAAGGGGGACGTATTCGACGTAGTTCGCATTGGGCGAACCGACCGTCGAGGGGGAGAACGTCGACGAGGCGGCAATGTAGTTGGTGGGCTGGCGTTTGCCAGAGACCACCTTCGACATGCCGATAATGACGCCCAGCAACTTTCCGTTGTCAGAGGCAGCCGCGCGAGCCACGGTCCCGTCAGAGACCGGGATGATGATGTCGCCGACCGCGAGGGCAGTTGCGTAGCCGCTCGCGACCTCAGCGACGATTGGGTGGGGAATGACACCAGGTCCGCCGGTCAGGGTCCCCCAGACCCGGAACCCGCCTAGAGTGACGTTTGCCATTGGTCAGCGCTCCTCAGTTCGAAACCTGGACGTGGAACTTGTTGGTTTCGCCGGCACCCCCGGTGCGGCGGATGTGGTCTTGGATTGCTTGCTGCTCTCCGCCCATGCGTTGAGCGAAGCGGGCCTGCTCGGCCCTCTGGCGCTTCTCGTACAGTTCCTTGGGCTGCTCCATGAGCACCAGGTCACCGACGCGGATATCGCCATCGTCGTAAATTTCAGCGGGGCTCTTCGGGCCGTCCGCTCGCCGCTCGGTCTTCACCATCCCCCGGGCCCTCGCGGTACCCAGGTCGTCCGGGTGAATCCAGGCGTAATGCTTGCCCTTGTCCTTGTTCAGGACAACGTGCTTCTCGTAGTCCCCGTCAATCGGGGCGTCTACCGGGTCGATTCGCTTGCGTCGAGGCATTCGGGTCTCCGTCGCCTGATTCGGGGGCGCTCCGTGCTGCGCTCGGCAAGCGCAAGGGCGATTCCCTGTTTCGGCAACCAGACCCGGTTTCCCGGCGGTCGATTCAGCAACCGAACCAGTCCTGGGAAGAACTGTGGTCGTTGATCAATGGTCCAGCGGCTACGTCAATCAGTCAATCTGGTTTGTTGGTCTCCCTGCAAATAGTTTCAAACTGCAACTCAGAAACGCTACTCCTTCTTCGAAAAGTGGGCGTTCATCTTGGCGGCCCATGCTTTGTGGGCCTGGGTGGAGTCGAGCTTCGGGAACGCCTGCTCGGCCAGCTTTCGCTCGTCCTTGCTCATCGTGGCCGGGTTGTATCGCTGGACTGGGGTTCCCCCTCCCCCGTGGTCGCCTTCTCGGGATGCAACGCCGTTGTATGCGCTACGAGACTTCTGCGATGGCGGCGCCTGGCCTCCGACGCCCATGGTCTTAGCCACTTCCGCCGCTGCTGCGCGAGCGATTGCATGCAATTGAGCCGGATGCTGCGCGTTCTTCTCGCGCGCCCATTCGCTCGCGAGTCCCTGGACGGCGTGCCTGTAGGCAGCGTTTGTGTTGAGCGCGGGGAATTCCTGCATGAGCTGAATTCCGTACGCGGTCACGGCGTGATCCACTCCGGACTGCTGCTGCTGAAAGCGGGGGGCCAGTCTCCGCTCCGCTCGAAGCTCGGCGATTTCCTCGTTTAGCTCCTGGTAACGGTCGAACTCCCTGTCCGCTACCTCTGGGCTCTTGGCGTTGGCCGAGGCGCTTAGGTGCTCCTTGGCCCGGCGGCGGAGTTCGGCGAGCTTCTGCTGGGTTTCGTCCTGCTGTCGACCGGCGGTCTCTCTCTCCCGCTGGCTTTGGACGTAGCCTTTGAGCTCGGCCAGCTCACGGGCAGCGTCTTCTCGGGCCTTTCGCTCTTGCTCGAGCGTCTGGCGGATGGTGTCCAGTTCCCGGCGGGCGTTGTTCTCGGCGGCTCGCGCCGCGCGCTTCTCTGCCCGAGTCGGGCGGTCAATAGGAGTGACTTCCTCCGACGCGCCGGTTTCCGGTGTCTCGACTTCGGGAGTCTCTACCTCGGTCTCGACTTCGGGGGTTTCTAGTGCTTCGCCGTTGACGCTCATTTAGGCAGCCTTTCTTCGGGTGGTGGTTTTCTTCGGTTCGTAGTGGTGTTGGCCGGTTTCCTCGTCGTACTCGATGGTGTAGTCGTTCTCGAAACGCTCCAGGCCATCGACAGAGATGTTGATGTCTTCGATTTTCATCTCGATGATGGACTTCCCCTTGCCCATGGCGCTGCGCTCTACCTCCTTCTCCCACCCAGCAAAGCGCCCAAACTCGACAATGTCGCCAATCTCGAAGAGATGGTCGCGCATCTCGTCGCGGGCGGTTAAGCCGGCCGCCAGCAATACGCCACGGAACTTCGGCTCCTTTGTGTCCTCGGTCAGGATGATTCCGCCGGCTGTCACTTCCTCGGCCGGGAGGCGGAACACGAGGACTACCTTTCCCTTCGGCAGGCCCGGGATTTTGGGGATGCCGTACTTCTTGATCCGCTCGGCCAGCTTGCTCACGACGCCACCTCGGCAAGGCGAATTGCTGTGCTGAACCCATCCGACTTTCCCGCACAGCACGTCGCCCGGGTGACGTCTCCCGAGCAAATGGCCAACAGCGCCTCGCGTTGGGTCTCGGAAATCAGCTCGCCTAGGCGACCCATGTAAGCCTTGGTAGCGGCGCTCTCTCGCCACTCTTTCCACTCGCTCTCTCCGATTTCAGCCATGTCACGCTCCTTGGTTCATGAAGGGTTCATTCGCCGGGGTTGGGCCGGCGTTCGGAACTTCTTGCCCCGGGTCTTCTGGCTTGGGCGGGCCTCCCTGCTGTGGGGGCTGTCCCTGGGGCTGCCCTGGCATCGCCGGCATCATCGGCGTCATGCCGAGAGTTGCGACTAGGTCTGGCCGGTCCATCGCCACGAAGATGTTTTTCGCGCAGGCCATGACCAGCATCGGGTTCTGAGCCAGGAGAGGCGAGGTGTTGACGATTTCCCAGGCCTTCAATGCCTCCTGGAAGCGCTGGGGCTGGGAAGCCATGCGCGGGTCGGCTGTGACGGTGATATCGACGTCTTCCAGGTAGTCCATGCGGGCGATGGGCTCCTGGGTCACTCCTGGGAGTGACGGCTGGCCGGTCACGGGGTCGATTACCGGCGTCTGGCCGGGAATCATCTTCATCGGGTCAACCACCGTGAAGTACTCCGCGTCCCCCAGGTGGACAGAGTTCAGGCGGGCTAGCTTCTGTCCCTCGACGGTTCGCGACCTCGTGTAGCGCTTGTTCTGGATGGAGATGGCCGCCAAGGCTTGGCTGATACGAATCTGCGTCGTGGTGGCGGTCTCGTTCGACCCGCCGACTTCGCCGGAGAGAATCTCGTTCGCGCCAGAGAGCGCCTCCGCCTCTTCCTTCTGGTCCTTGATGAAGCTGGCGAGGGCTGCGTCAGGGCCCTTGAAGTCCAGCATGAAGATGCCGTTTTTTAGGTCCTGCGGGCTGAGGTCCGACTCGTTGCCGGCCCCCGGGCGAATCTTCCACTCTCCGCGGGTCAGCTTGTTCTGCCGCGAGTAGATGAAGGTCTTCGTATTGGCCAGAGTCCCAGCGTCGACGATTTGGGAGGCAATCGTGTCGGCTACCATGTTGTGGCCCTCGAGCAGGAAGCCGATACCGAGGCCGTAGAAGCCTTCCGGGTTAGGAATGCAGATGAAGTGCGTAAAGAAGTTGATGGGAACCATCCGCGGGGCTTCCGGCTCGGCCGGCGGCGGAGGCGGTTGGGGCATGTTCGGGTCGATTCCCGGCATGGTCGCCGTCGTCTCGCCCGGGGCAGGGGGGGCGGTCTGCGTCGCCTCGCCAGGCATCGGCATCCCGGTCATGTCGGGCGCCGGCATGCCCTGGAGGTAGGACGCCATGTTGGCCTCGTACTGCTGAATCGCGAGGTCGTATTGGGCCTGGTTCGCCTTCTTCTCCCGGTTGTACCTTGCCCGGTCTTCCGGGTCCTCGTCTTCGCGGAGCTTCAGGCAGAGGAGAGTCCGGGACGCGAGGTCAATCGTGATAATGACTGGTCGGTCTCGCTTTTCTCCTGGAAGCCGATACCAGCAATGCTGCTCGATGAGCTTGCGGGGGGCAGACAAATCGTCCGTTGGCTTTTCGACTCCAGAGGCCGAGTCGATGGTCTCTGTGATGGGGCGGTCTTTCTGGTCGTCCGTGGAATCGCCAGAAGGAGCCTCCTTGTCTGGGTCCTTGTAGATGCCCTCTATGTTCGAGTAGTAGCCGAGGTCGGCGAGCTGGTAGAGCTCGTGTCGGTACTTCCGGAGAATCCGGGTTATCCGAGAGACGTTCTCCATGCTCGGAGACGTGTCCCTCTCCGTGTAAGAGATAACGATGTCTTCCGTTCGGCACGCCTCGTGACAGGGACGGTTCTTGACCGGGTCCCAGTAGAGGTAGGAGAACGCCGAGCCGTACAGATACCACTGCTGGATGAGGACGTCGTGGTTCGGAACGTACTCGGGGATTTGGTGTTGAACTTGCCAGTTGAGGTGCTTCGCCACCCGGACGGACCGTTCGAGGTCCATGGCGTCGGTAGGCCGAACGCCGAAGTATTCTCCGTTCGATGGAAACTGCTGGTCGTAGGTACGGGCCTGCATCCGCTGTACGGCCGTGGCGATGATGGGGTAGTGAATCTGGGCCCGCATATCCCCGTCTTCCCCGGGAGGCATGATTCCCAGGTAGAGGCGAAGGATGTTGTCGCGGCGATTCCGATACTCGGTGGACGAGTCCCAGTCGCGGTCGTAGTTCTGAATCGCCGTGTCAACGAGCTTTCTCGACTCCTCGGGCGTGAGCTGGTCGGCGAGGTTCACTGACTCCGGCGCGTAGCCGTCTACGGCAGCGGTCAGAGGGAGTTCCGGCTTCTCCTCTGGCATCTCTGCCATCGGGTCGAGCATGTCGATTGGGGCGCTGGTGGTCTCTTCAGTTTCCATGTGGTCACCACAGGTAGCCGGTGCGTTTTCCTCGCGAGCCTCCGCGCGCGACTTTCTGCCGAGCCGCGGATAGGTCGTCCTGGTCGAATCCGTCGTCTGACTTCTCTCGGTCGGGGATGAGAGGGCGGGACATGCAGGCGTAAGACGTGTCGTCGTAGTTGTGGTCGTCCGCCTTCGTGTCGGGCACTTCCGGGTCGTTCTCGTCAGACGGGAGAACGGGAAGAGTCCGAATCGGGTCCTTACACGTCTTGAACCAGCGAATCCCGGGGATGATGAGGGCAGGCTTCCCCGTCTCTTTGTCTTTGATGGTCGGGTGCCCAGTTCGGCGAGCGAGCCGCCAGCGAATTTGGTCTGCTGCGCCCCTGCGGTCCTTGGTGCAGGAGAACCAGTGGACGCCGACGTTCCACATGGTCTCGGCGATGGATGGACCGATATGCCCCCGGTTCGCCATGGCCTCGTAGTCGAGGGGGCCAGTTAGCCTCGAGCAGCCGCGGGCGATGTCCCACAGCCCTAGCTCCATCTCGATTTCCTTGATCCGCCCCGCGAGCATCTCCGCGTTGTGCTTCTTGACCGTGAGGTTCCGGAAGCAAACGAAGTTGTTGTCAGGGTCCACGGCCCACCAAGACACCGAGGCGGGATTGGCGTACCCGTAGTCGCAGCTCCGGAACTTGTACCAGCTCTTCGGAATCGGGAACGGGTCGCAGACGTGAACGTTCGGGTCCCAGAGGTCAGCGAGAAAGGCTCCTGATACGACGTACCAATCGCCGTCGAGAAGCTGCCGCTTGACTGCGTTCGACTTCGTTACGAGCGTCGCGGCGTACTGGGCCTGGTCTACCGATGGGTTATCGGAGACCTTGGCTGGGATGAAGATTTGTTTGTGCTCGACGTACTCGTAATGGAGTATCCCGTTCTCGACGACTGGAGTTTTCACCCTTCGAACGACGGGAGTCCCGGGAGGGGCGGGCTCCACGAAGCGCTTTCGGACCCACTCTAGGCCAATGCCGACGGGGTTAGTCCCTGCCCGCATGTAAAGCATGTTCTTGAGGACCGGGTCAGACGACCGGAGACGGGTATCCATCTGGTCGAACTGCTCTTCTGTGAACGTAGTGAGCTCGTCGAAGATGATTTCCGAGAACTCAAAGCCGTAGTACTTGATCCAGTCGGAGGTCTCCTCCATCTGGCCGAACATGTATTTGTAGCCACATGGGAACGTCCACGTCTTGGCCTGCTCAATCCACTGGGCGCCCCAGAGATGGAAATACCGCTTCGAGCGGTCAATCATCTCCCGCAGCTCCGGCATCGTGCGCCGGAAGTAAATGGCCCTGCCGGTTGACTGCGGGATTTCTCCCGCGTTGACTCGCTTCGTTTCGACCTCAATCTGCCTCATCGGGTCGAACATGAGGCACTGAGACTTGCCGGAGTTCGCCGCGCCTCCATACAGGGCGTACCGCCCATCGAAGCGCATGAACTTCGTCTGTGGCCCAGGGTGCGGTTCGAAGATGACCGTCACCGCGGGTTCTCCCGAAGCGTGACGATGCAAAGCCAGTCGACCGACAACACGCCGTTGTCCTTGACGTCGACCGTGATGTGATTGCCGACGACAGAGAAGCGGACGTCGAACGTAGACAGGTTCTGCTCGTACTCGAGGACCGTAGAGCCGGACTGGGCAGTCGTGCCGTCGTTGTAGAAGAGGCCTCGGATAATCCAGGCAGACCTAGCCCCCGTGGCCTTGGCCCTAATCTCTGCTTCTACGAGCCAATCTTGGCCAACAGGGATGTCGTCCGATGTGTAGATGGTCGTCCACGCCCCGGTGCCGGAGGTCGTAATCTCGAATGGCGCGATGTAGCGGATATTGAGTGCTTCGCGAAGTTGGATAAGAAGCGGCAGGAGCTCCCTGTTTACCGCCGTGGTCAGCTCTTCGGGCTTTACCCCGCGGGTTCGGACCGGCTTTTCTACGGTGGCTTTCATCAGTTGTAGAAAGTCACGTGCCAGGTGAAGGAAACCGCCCTCGGCGTGGCGCCCATGGTGCCGTCTAGCAAGCGGAACGAATACCTGTCCGCGTTGCTAGTGGCCCCTGTTGCGACGTCGACCGACGCCTGCCCCATGGTCCCGAACTGGATGAGGATGGTCCCACTGGCTATGTCGGAGTCGTTTCTCCGGAGATTCAGGTTGAACGACTCTCCGAATCCGACGGCGCTCGACTCAACGTACGCGTCCATCCTGATACGCGCGTATGAAGTCAGGCTGTTCGCGGGCACGTAGTGAGCCGCGGTCACCAGTCCGAGCGAACTAGGGACTAGATACCCGTCCACTCCCGCTGCGATGCTCGACGAGAAGTAGCCTGATACCGTCACCGAGACCGGCTTATTGGCCAGGGTCGGATTGGGATAGGTGCCGGCGAGGTCTCCACCGGCGGAGCCGTTCGGCGGCAGGGCCGTAGGCGTCCCTGAAATCTGCGCATACGGGACCGTGCCCACCTGGATGGAATCTGCGTTGACGATTATGGTTCCGTCGGCCGCCGCGACGTTGAACGTCCGGTTCGCACTCAGGTCTCCGCCGCCGGTCAGTCCAGCCCCGGCGGTCATTGTCGTGGTGGTAGCTGCTTTGGTGGCCAGGCCTGGGACGGTGGGGTTTGGGTACGTTCCGCCAAGGTCCCCGCCAGCGGCGCCGGTAGGAGCTGCGCCCGGAAGTGTTCCCGGCGTGGCATAGACCGGGATGTAGCCTTGAATCGTCGACCCGTTCGCGGCCAGCCTCGGCTCCCAGGTAGAAAGCGTCGCGGTAGCCCCCGTCGGCGACACCATTACCGACGCGTCTATTCCTAGCCCACCGTGGGCGATGAACTTCTGGTCGTCCATCGTCCCGGCCATGCCAGGCATGAGGTATCTGGGGAGGTGTTTGGTTACCCCGGCAACCTCGTAGGCGTCGTTGTCACTGACCGATGCTGGAATGTAGTAGGCGGTAGCGCCCCATATGTAGATGGTCTTGGCGCCGGCAAACAGCGTGTTGATTTCGTAGGTCGGGGTAGAACTGGTAACCGACGCGACCACGAACGTCGATTGGATGAACTGCCACCCAGGCCCGTTGAACGGGCACTTGGCACGGAGCCCATCGTCGAAGGTGATATTCCCCCCGGCGATGAAAAACATATCCTCTGAGGTGTACGTTTCTGCGTCTAGGGCGTTGAACCAGCCAGACACAACGAGCTTCCCGCCGACTTGCCACGTGTTCCCGTCGGCTCCGTTTGGCTTTAACGACAGATAGGCATTGGCAGAGACCACCTTAGTGGCCGTCATGCTGCCGTCTGGGGCAGCGAGGTCTGAGGTGTTAGGAGTGACGGTGTTGGTGCGCGCGCTCCACGCAGAAGGAGCGGCGATTACGTTCTTGAACCTCGCCCCAAGCGGGCCCATGGCCCTGAGGTGACCTGGGTGCTTCCCGGTGATCCGTCCGTCCGCCCACCCGCACACATGATTCGTCTCCCAAGGGGTGGCGATGTTGGAACCGAAGCTGTAAGCGGCTGGAATCTGAGCCAGGTCCCCGCCAATACACGGCCCGTCAACGAAGCCGGACCGATGAATTTCGGCCGCAAACCACGGGACGTTGGTTAGGACGACGGTCGGGAATTCCGAGTCCGGCGTGTCGGCGTTTATCAGGTCTTCGGCGTACACCCGCGTAAACGGGCTCCCGCGAACCTCAAGCACCGGCCGAGGGTTTTCTTCCTCGAAGAACGTCTCATGGAGGATGCGCCGACAGTCGACCTCGCCAACGCCGGTAGACGGCACTTCGACGAGAATTTCTCCGCCGTACCCGGCGCAGTCGTACATCGCGAGGCCGGTCGCTGCCGGGCCGAGGTTCCCGGCCGTGCCCGAGTAGGCGTAGACCTGGGACATCCTCCGCTCATCGCGAGGACCAGAGCCGTCTCCGACAAACCCCTGGGACCAGCACCGCTTAAATACCGGGGCCAGGCCGCCGGCCTTGATGTGCCCAATGTCCCAGGAGTGCCCGGTAAGCGGGTCGGCATCATGGAGACGAACGCTGCATCCCGTGACCCGGACCCGGGCCGTCCCAGCGCAGAATCGCTCCTGGTGGGCAATCGTCCCGATGTTGTTGGTGTTCTGATTCCCGTTCCCAAAGACGTCCGTGCAGGTGACCGTGGTGACCGTGGCCGAGTCGCAGTAGTACTGCGTCCCCAGGAAGTTGACCGTGTTGCTCGTCAGGTTGAAGAGCTCGCCGGCCTTAATCCCGTGGGTGCGGACGAAGGTGTTTGCGACGGTCTGGCTGGGCGCATCCGCCCCAACCTCGGCGTAGGAGATGGTCCAGGTGTCCGCGTCCCCTCCCTCGTGATTCGAGGTCTCGGTTATCGTGTAATCGCCTGAGGCGAAGTCGGCGTCTCCAGAGGTCACGCGAATAGGAACCCCCTGGCGCCATGGCGGCCAAGGCAACCCCGGATTTGTGATGGTTAGCGTGGTGACGTTCGAGGTCCTGGCGGCGCTTAGGACCTGAATCGGCGTGATGCCGTTTACGTCCAGCGTGAATACGGTGGTCGTTCCGGTCCGGGTGCCGTTGGTGACGGTTATTTGCTTGATTGCCCCGGAGGTCTCGCGGTCCCAGTCGACGCCGATTCTTCCCCCGTAGGTGAGGAAGCCGCGGGGGATGATGTTCTCGATGGATATGGTCGAGTTCATTACCCCGACAATCCAAACGTGCGGGCGAAAGGTGTCCCCTCCCCCGTTCACTCGCGCGGCGATGCCAGGCTGGAACCCGATGGAGGTCTTCCCACACCCGACGATGCGCATGTTCACCGCGGGGAGAAAGCCAGGCGGGAGGAACGGCGTAGAAGGGCGGTCCCAACGCAGCCAGATACCCTGACCTGCTACGGGTCCACCGACTTCGCAGTTATCCGCTACGTAGAGAGTTCCACCATCCAGGCTGATTAGCGTCTGGAGGGCGTTGTAGACGTGCTCCTTCGCCGTCTGCCAGGAAAGCCCGTCGTTGGCATCGTCGCCGTCCGGAGAAACGTAGACCTCGGCATTGGCCAGAGATGGGCCCATGGAGCCCGAGCTCCACGGAATCCAGTCCGTGTCAGCCGGGCCGTTCTTGAGGTACATAACCCCCGTGTCGAGGGCTTCTGCTCTCTCGCCGAGCTTGGCTGGGCGTCCGGGGGCAACGGACGGGTCTGACGGAAACCGCCAGGTAGCGAGCGAAGGGGTGCTCACTTCGTCTCCGGCTCCACGTCGATGACCACCGCCGCGGGCAAATCCTCCGTCCCCTTCTCGGGGATTCGGATGGTCATGCTTTCGACGTTGATGGTCGGAGCCTTGGCTGCTTCCTGGCCTCTGACTTGGGCCTCTACGAGCTTCGCCGCAGATTCAACTGCGAAGGCGGTTTGCTTTTTGGGGACCTCCCACTGGCGGACGATGGCGATTTGGTGGTTGCTGAGGCCGAGCTCTCTCAGTTCCTCGTCTGGCCTGAAGACGTACTTGCGGAGGCGGACTTTGTTCGCGGCCTCGAGTTTGATCTCCTCGACCAGGGCCTTGAGATGAGCCGTACGTGCCGCAAGGCGGGCTTCCTTGCGCTCCTTCTTGAGGAGCTGCTTTCGCAGCAACTCCTCTTCGTCAGGTTTCGCTAGGGCCTTTTCGCTCATCTTCAGCGAGGCGGTTTTCGTTCCACCGGAAGAAGGCCTGATAGGCTTCCATCTCCCTGTCCCGGTTCGTGTCGATTGACGGTGGGATGCCGTGCAGCTCGAGAATTGAGGCGATGGCCCTCTTGAGAGAGTCAACCAACTTGGAGGGCAGGCAGTCGTGAGCCTCGAAGATGAGTTGGACCTTCATTTGCGGTCATCCACCCAGTCGACGACCCGCGTCTCATCCGGCGTCTTCGCTACCGGCTTGCCGTCCCAGTCAACCTGGTCCCATTCGGACAGCAGGCGCTCAATGCCTCCGGCAACCCCTACTAGCGTCCGACAGAACGACATACTTGGGCCAAGCGTTCCGCGCCTGAGCCACATCGTGCCGCGAAGATGGACGTGCTTGGCTTCCTGCTCGCACACCGAGCACACGGTCAGCGTGCCCATCCTTGCGACCGCCGCGCGCATTGCCTCCTGGACGGGTCGGCCGGCGTATTCCACGGCAAGGCGGTCAATCCAGTCGGAGTAGTCGCTCACGGCGCAGCCACCGCCGGCTCTTCCTCCGGCCCATCCAACATCTCCCCTATCCGCTTCCGAAGGTCTTCCAGCTTCACCTTGGCGACCTCCGCCAGGAACACCGGGACCGGCTTCATGGGAACCAGGTCAGATTGCCGCCCGCAGATAGCCGCCAGGACTACACAGAAGTTCCCCTCAGCGTCCTGGGTCGGAAGCAGGGACAGCCCCACTACGCAGTGCCCCTCCCCTATCGGGGTGACCTGCACCTGTCGCTGAGGCTGGGCGTTCGCGATGGCTACTGGGTTCGTCCGATGCTGTCCCATGACGTATGGTCACGACGGTACCATACGTGTATCGTATTGCAATGTCATTTAGCGTATGCAAAGCTGAAGGGCGAAATGACAGCCACCCAGACGCAGCCGCCCATCAAGCCGCTTCGGGAGGTGGAGCGGGAGCACATCGAGGCGACGCTAGCCGCCCACCCGGAGGTCCCTCAGTACCGGATAGCCATGGAGCTGGGGATTAGTCCCACGACGCTCATCAGGAAGCGGAAGCGATGGAGGGGGCGGTGATGCCGAAAAGCCTGATGGAGTTGCTAGAGAACTACGAACCACCGGCCGGCATCCGGAGGCGGCTAAACGGCGCTTGGGGGCCGACCGGCGAAAAGAGCCCCGCCGAGGCCAGACAAGCCCGCATCGAGTTCCTCCTCAAGAAGCGGGTAGGCACGAAGGCGGACCTACTCCTGAAGTTCCAGGACGAGGACTGGCGCGGCGTTCAGGACTGCGGGTCTGACCTCCGGGACATCGACTCAGAGCTGAAGGGACTGAGAGGGTGAAGCCGGGAGTCCCCGCCTCAGAGCGTTCCAAGCACGCCTACGAGATACGCAAGCCCGGCCCCCTCAGAAGGCTCACCCCCGAGGAAATCAAAGCCCTGGAGCACAAGCGGAACCTAGCCCGCTACCTAGGCAGACCGGGAACTAAGCAAGACCGCTAGGTCTTGCGCTCCGGGTCTCTTAAGTGTCTGGCTCCTGCTAGGGTTGGTACTCTGCAGCAAGAAGCGGCGTTACCCCAAGTCGTCCCCGCTTGGGTTATTGACCGCCTCTTCACACCTACGCCGGGTGGGTCGTACCTCGCCGTAACACAGCCTCAGCCTTCGAACGCCCCGCCTCGCGGGTCACGTCCGCTTCCAGGGAAACCGCACGCCTCAAGAGTCGGTCCGCCTCACGGCCTAGCTGCGCTGGCCCCTTGGCCACGGCCTTGGCTATCATCCGGTGGTACCGCTCGAGCACAAAACGACGGTACCCTACACGCAGTGTCACGTCACTTCGAATCGACCGACTGCCTGCGTCAAAGGGATGGGTGGTTGAATTTTGTGAGAGGTGATATATCCCCACACATCTCTCTCGCCACTTTGGGGGGGTGGGGGTGGTCACGAAGGCAGGGGTAATCTCGAGGCTGAGTAGAGGCTGGGTGATGGCGGTTGGGATGAGACGGGGGTTGGAAGGCTAATGGGAGAGGGGGGAGGAATATCCCATCTCACGCCCGTTCCCGGTTCAGCGTCTCCTGGTCTCGCGGGTTGAGAGCCACGACACGACGGCCTCCTCTGGGATGGCCCAGTAGTACCCGCTCGCAGCCTTGTACCCCTTGAGGTCGCCTCGGAGCATGGCTCGCTGGACGGTGCGGATGTGGCAACCGAGGGCCTTGGCCAACTCCCTTGAAGTGTACCGACGTGCAGGCGCGCGTCTTCCCATGGACCTTAGACTATCAGATTCTCAAGTTGCCTCAGGATTCTGAGATTGAGCGACAGCCTTGGTTTCAGCGGACTTAGGTCGAGCTGTCTCTCAGATACCTGAGACAGCCGAATACCTGGCGTGGTGATTACACATAGTTAGCGTGCATTGCACCTTGGCATGTGATGTGCTGAGTATCTGGGTATGACCAAGACGAAGCGGTTCACGGTGCTCGGGACGACGGACGAGGTCACCATCTGCGATTGCTGCGGCCGAAAGGACCTCAAGGGGACGGTCGCCCTGTGTGACCACGACGCGGGCGACGAGACGGTCTACTTCGGTTGCGTGTGTGCGGCTCGCGCCATGGGCATTGAGTCGGTCGAGGTCCGGAAGGCGGCTCGAAATGCCGACGACGCCAAGGTCCGCGCTGAGACGGCCGCTCGCAACGCTGCGGCTGACGTCGAGTACCGCGTGTTTCAGTCGTGGCTGGACTCGAAGGTCGGCCCGAAGGGGGAGCGCTTCCTCCAGCTTCAGGCGCTTGGCGGAATGGCCGCTGCTCGCGCGCTGTTCGCGGCTGAGGCGAAGAGTGCCGCCTAGGTCACTCCGCGGCCGCCTAGCCCCCCAACTCCCCCCGATACGCCTCTCCCATGAGGAGCTAGCTTGGCTCAGGTCTAGAGCTCTAGCCTGTGGGGAATCCCTAACAGCTCATGCTAGAAGGAAACTACTAGCTGGGATGCCGCCTGTGGAGCCGCCCAATGCATACGGAATCCGCCTCGCCTGGACGCGCGGAGAATAGATAGAGCCGCCTTTGGCGGCGAACAGTGGGCAGTCTAGCTAGGAGCCGGTTCGGGCTTTACCTGACGACACGGTAGTAAGTCCGGTCTTCCTCGGGTAGCCCATGGCCAGCCACCACGGACTCGGGCCACTTACCCAGGCTGAAGTCGTTGTAGGTCACGAACGGCGGCTCGGAGGTGCCGTTGACGTCCTGGACCAGCTTCCTAGGGTAGCTGTCGATAAGGCGCTCGAACTCCTCTCGGGTGACGGTTACCCAGGTCATGGGAGGTCCTTCAGGAGGCTGGCTAGCTTGCAGTCGGGGGCGTGGCCTAGGCTCGGATTACCCACACAAGACGGACAGCGCGGCGTGGCTGACAGCGGCTTCATGTCCGCCCACTCCAACTCCCTGAGCATCTGGGCCATCTCGGGAGCTTTGGCTGCCAAGCGTGCGTCCCGGGGCTCCAAAAACTCACCAATTATGCGACCTTCGCGGGTGACGGCGTTGGTACGGCCGACGCCTGATTCGTCCAATGTCTTTACCGCGTGTGCCTGCCAGGTCTCGTTGGTGCGGAACTGCCTGGCATCGCGTTCTTCTTTGCGTATCCGCTCTGCCGCGTCCATCAGCCTCTTGCCAAGCATACCCACGGTCGTGTAGTCAAACCCGAACCCGACCAGGACCCTCCCAGCCGTCTCGATGTCGTCGGCAAGGCTCACGGTTGGGCCTTGGGTGGGGAGGCCAACGACTTGATTATCTTCCTGATTTCCGCCTGCGCCTTCTTGATGGCGGTGTCTAGGTAGGCCATGCACTGGTCGTCGAGCTCAAACGCAGCCTCTTCTCCGTCGCTCTCAGGCGACGTGGGCCAGTACTTCGACTGGTCGATATCCTTGAGCGGTTCGCCGTACTCGTCGCCGATGTGATAGGCAGCCTCCTCGAGCACCGCCTGGACCACCTGAATCCTCTGCTTCGCAGTCACGGCAGCTCCCATGGCCTCTTAGGCCGTCCGACCTCCTGGCTTCGCGCCAGGGGCCTTCCTTCCTCTCGGAGGGACCAGACCCCTAGCCCTGCCCCAATCGCTTGAGACTGACGAGCTGGGAGCGTTTGAGAGGGGCCACAGTCCGCAGGGGACAGTTCGGAGTCTAGTTTGACCTGGCGCTCTGCCACTGTTTTCTCCCAGCGCTCTCGCCAGTCAGGGGCCGGGGTGCATTCTGGCCTGGTGTATGCGGGTTCCGCCGCACCGCATGCCACGCACATCCGGGAGGCAGGTCCAGCGCAGTACGGGTCTGAGAAGTCGTGCTTACGGGGCTCGACCTTCACCGGCTCTGTCTTCTCTGTGCCTACGGGGGTTGGGATGGATGAGCCAAGAGTGCGCGCGATGCGTTCGTATTCCTTGGCGTCGAACTTGGCGGCCTCGTCGACAGTAACGAACACCGGAGTTTGAGTGCGCCCTTCGGGCGCGGTCAGCGGGCCAGCCTTCATAAGGAGGCCGCTAAGCTTCCACCCAAAGTGACCTGGGCATACAGGTGGGTTGCCTGCCTGGTCGTAGACCCCTCTTGCTACGCACCCGAGCACTTGGCACACAGGTTCTTGTGGTCGCTGTCCGCCGGGCTCTGCCCGGCCCTCTAAATGCTTGGGCCACCTGACCGTGAGACTGTCTCCGTGGACCGCCCCTCCCTCGGGCCCATGCTCCTCCAGTATCCTCCCTTCTGGAGAGAGGAGGCGGCGGTAGGGCCACAGGAGAAGGGATACGTGGGGCTTCGGTATCGCCCAGTCGCTTCCGTCGCTAGACACCTCCCAGGTGTTCCCTGGGGAGGGGGAGTTAGAGCGGCCTTCGGCCGCAGACAGTTGACAGTCTGGGCCGAAACCAGGAGCCCAGCCGAGGAAGGTGCATTCGGCCATCAGGTACTCTGGCGTCCAGTGCGTGTACGGACTCGCCTCCCACGCCCTAAGCTGTTCAGTCCACCGGGTTAGAACATATTCGGGATAGGCGCCGTGCGGACAGCTCCACCGCTGCCCCACCTCCACCCTCTCCGGCTTCGTATGGGAACTGCGTTGGGTCGCGCCCGATGACATGCCTGCCAGCGCATCCTCGATGAGCTTCTTCCTGAATTCGGCAGCATCTTTCTTCATCTCTGACCTCACTCTGCCACCCTCTTGGCAGCGTAGGAATAGATACTCGGACACCCAGCACACGGAAGCGAGAGACCACACCTGCACCTAGGCCTCTCCTCATCCCCATCCGACAAACCAGCAAACGCCCCAGGCTCAGAACGCCTCGACGCAGTCAGCTTATCCACACACGCAGAGCACATGGACTCCTTCCCCGCTGGCCTCTTTCTGCACCTCGTACACAACCCAGCCGCCCTCGCCCTCCTGTACCTCTCCTTGCACCGCTCCACGTAGCAGTCCCGACAAACAGACCGACACTGGCTGTAGAAGGCTCCATCGGCCTTGATAGCCAGGCAGCTCTTACATTCCCTTGCCATCAGCCCACTCCCATCTCCAGATTCCATCCCGACAGGTAACCCTCCCGAGACCCAGCCTCTCTGCTTCAATCCCGTCAGAGAGCGTGGCTACTCGCCTCTCGAGCTTCACTCGGAGGAATGCTCTCTTGGCCTTGTCCTCAGCGCTCATGGCCTAGAAATCCACATCGTCGTCCCCATAGGGGTCCGACTCATAGTGTTTGGCGGTGGACTTCGGCTCCTGCTTCTCTTCGCCCTTCCCTCCACCGAGGAACACCACCTTGTCAGCTACAATGTCGGTGGCGTAGTGCTTGTGGCCGTCCTTGTCGAAGCTCCTAGTCTGAAGACGCCCCTCTACGTAGACCGAGCGTCCCTTGGCCAGGTACTTCTCGCAGTTCTCGGCCTGGTCGCCCCATACGGTGACCCGGTGCCATTCGGTCTTTTCTTGCTTCGCCCCTGATTTGTCCTTCCAGGTCTCCTGCGTTGCTACGCGGAGGTTGCAGAGGGCCTTTTGCTGCTGGGTGTACTTGAGTTCCGGGTCCGCTCCCAGGTTGCCTACTAGAATCACCTTGTTCACGCTTCCCACGGCTAGCGACTCCGGTATGAGGGCTCGCTTAACGTCCGCACGCCGGAAGTCCGATGGACCAGCCCGCCCTTTCTGCCAGCTGGGATAATACCTTTGCTGGCGTGTCTCCCGCGCGGCTCTTTTGCGCGCACCGCAGCCTTTGCAGCAAGGGTATTTCTCGGGCTCACGGCGGACAGCTGGTACACGCCTGGGGCCATTTTCCGACTGCGGTCGAACGCAACAATCTCGCGCTGCACAGACGGCGGCAATTCGTAGCGGACAATTTTGTCGTCATATTCCAGCCACGCCTTCGTGCGAAAGAAGAAGGCGGCATTAATATCCAGCGACCGCTCGCATGCTCTGACAAACGCGCAGCACTTAGAGTTCTTTTGGACCGCCTTCTCGATGTCTGTTGGTTTCACCTCGACTTGCAGAGGCTTGTCCGCATCGACCACCGACAGTCCCAGGTCTTCAGCTCGCTTCGTGATGTACGTAGACATTGGGTCACTCTCCTGTTGTTCGTTCACTTCGTTTACACGCATCGCACTTCAACTCATGTTTGGGTTCCCGCTTCTCTTTCACTTCAAAGCCTTCCGCTCTCTTCGCCTTTAGGTGCTTTTCACAAAGCCACGTCCAAATCTCGTAGCCCCTAGAGAGCTGGTAGATGGCTGCGGTCACAGCGTCTTGCCGTTTACCAGGCTGGCAATGTGGGCTCGCATCTCTAGCGCTGGGTCTTCCTTCTTCGCCGGCAGCATCTTGGGCGGAGTAACGCCGTTGATTGCAATCCTTCGAATCTCGGTCTTGTGCTCTCCGGGGAGGTACCCGCCATTGAGCTGGTCCACTGGCTTGCTTGCGAAGGCTTCGTAGAGCCTCTCGAAGTCTTTGCGGCGCCAGACGAGCTCGGGAAGCTTCTGGTTGCACAGGTAGACCCAGCCTCCCAGGTTTCGGATCACAGCGTTCACCAGCGGTCCGAAATCCACCGAATCCGTGTAGTCGTACCGGTTCATCGCCCACACAACCGCCTCCCAGGCTTTCGCAGTCTCAAAGGCGAAGTCCCTGGGTCCACGCCCAACGAACGCCAGTAGCTCCGACGGAGCTGGCATGAACTTGCACTCCTGCAGCGCACGCTTCCCGGCGGCCTGCATTTCCTCGGTGGACAAGTCTTGCAGCGCCATCCAGTACCCCTCAAGCAAGCCCTCGGTCATCGGACGATTGAACGACTCTCCGAGAACGTTGAGCACCGTTACGAACGCCTCTCGCTTGTTCATGCAACCCCTTTCTTGGCCCATGCAATTGACGTCCTGCGGCTGTCTTCCCATTTCGACGACGGACGAGGCACCCCGTTCGCTCCGGGCAGACGGTACTTGTTCACGCAATGCGTGCAGAAGTAAGCCAGGCTCCAGCCCTGTTTTGCTAGGAACGGGTCGGAGTCCTGGAGGTACAGCAGGAACAGCCTTGGAAGCTCTACTAGCCCGTCCCTGCCGATTGCGTTTAGCAGCCTCCCGAGCTGGGCTTTGTCACCGCCCGTAGGCGTGTAAGGTGTGCCCTTCTCGGCTCCCCAGGCATCTAACCACGCATTCAATACTTGGCCGAAGGCCGAGGGGGCGGACGGCTTTGCCGGCCGGTTCTTCTCCAGATTCCCGTTACAAGTATTCAGTCTTTCAGTATTCAGACTAAGAGGCGTGCTCCCATGGTGTTTGCCCGGTGGTTGCACGGTGCTTGCACCGGGCTCTGCTAACATTGCAGATTGATTGACGTTGCTGGGCTCTTGCCGATGGAGTGGAGAACCTGTCTCCGGTCCCGGGAGTTTGCTCGCAGCTTCGTCTTTGTGGCAATGCTGGTGCTTGGTGAAGCCGGGAATCGAGATGTAGCGCTTACCGTCGACTTGGTAGCGGTAGATCAACGAGCGTGCGGCTAACTCAGCAAGCAGGACAGCAGGGTCCACTTCATCGAAAGGCAGGATTTGCAGCTTAAGCGTTAGCGGTTTGTCCTCGAGCCGCCCCTCCCTGTCGGCGACGGTCCATAGGCCAATAAAGAACAGGCGAGCCAAAGGCCCCAGCGTGACGATGTCCTCGTCGGTGAAGAACTGGGGCTTGATTTGGCGGATGCGGGCCACTTAGGCGCTCTTTTTGGCCTTCTGTTGCGCCTCGAGTTCATGTTTCCGCATGACCAGTTTCGCGTCTCCAATCCACAGATAGCCGGGAGGTCCGTCGAGGTGCAGGCGCCTGCGGCCTGTGCCAAAGTCATGGCCAAGTACAACTCGCGGCTTCTCGCACTCAAACCCATAGTGCATCCGGTATGTGTTTTTCTTCCCGTCTCTAATGCAAACCACGTCACCTACTTGGATTGGCTCTTTCATCTACGGCCTCCACTCCAGTTGTTTCCCTGTCTCGAGCTCAAACCGCGCGTTCAGCTCTATCCGCTTCTCTTCCATGAAGCGGTGACGCGCTTCGTTGTCCCACCCTGCAAACCGCCCGGTGTGGTCACTCCATTGGGTGTGTAAAATCCAGCAGAAGGGGACGCAGGTTTCGTCAGGCTCTTTCAGCCCCCAACCCGTGTGGTTCCGTTCGTGGTTAGGCTGGGTCTCTCCCTGGCAGTAGTGCCCTTGGACCCCGTAGTCCCCGTGACTGTTGGGGGGCCATTCGGAGAGGCCGATACATGGCTGGGTGCGAATCCAGTTCTTGTATTCCTCGTTCTGAGGCACCCTCCCCGCTCTCAGCTTCGCTTTGGCGCGCTTTACTGGCTTGGGGTGGGCGAAGCCCTTGGTTGAGACCTTTCGCTTAGCCTTGCGCTTCCTGGAGCGCTTCATGGGCTCTTTCCGTTGGAGGTAGGAGCGTTTCACGGCTTGCCCTTTACGTGTGTGTCGAGGGTGATGACGCCGTTCTCGTAATCTACGCTGGTCACTTTCATTGACGTGACCGCCTTCAGCAAGCGTCGCCTCGTGGTCCACGTTCGGCCGCCGTCGTAGCTGTAGAGTGCCTGCCCCATGACGTACTTTGGCTTCTTCACCCAGTCACCACCTTGGTCGGGAGGCGGCGGATGAAGTACCGAGCTACACGTCGGACAAACCCCAGGCCGCCCGGGTCGGGGTGGTCCATAACCCCTGGACTCCACTTCTCAAGAAACTCGCGCAGTAGGATTTCGGCCGGGGCAAGTCCATTGTGTACTGATGACTTTCGGCCGGGCGTGATGTACTGAGCAACAAGTCGGATAATGTCGGTCACGTCTGCCTCATGCAGTCCGCCGCGAATCCAAGGCTGCTTCAGCAGCCATGAGAACAACGCCTCGCGTAGTTCCTCGTTGTCCTCCGATCTCTCGGCGACCGCGGTCACACTGGCACCTCGAACACGTGGACGGTTTTGCCAAGCTTGCGAGCCGTCTCGATGCTGTTCTTAGTTCCGCGACTCTTCCCGTCCCAGAAGGCGAACACCTCGTCAGCCAATGAGACTATTTCTCGGTTGCGCCTCATGCCGGCGCTGCGGCCGTACTTTTCCCAGTCCGGGTAGAACACACGCACTCGCTTGCCGGCTGCGAGCGCCATGGATTCGGCTATCCGGTCTACGCCGAGCGCTCCACCGCTGACTACCGTCCCGATGTCAGCCCGGGAAACAATGGCCTTAATTCCCGAGCGCACCCGCGCCCAGTCGAGACCACTCCTGCTGCCCACAATCGCGGCAATCACCCAATCACCGCCGGGTAGCAGCCACAGCAATAAGGCTTTCCAGCAAAGAGCTTGGTAGCGCCGCAACGGCGCTGACAGCGGCTACACCTCACCGGACAGCCTCCTTCTTCCGGGTGGTGGTTTGCTTGACCATGGGTTGGTCGATTACCCGGTAAAAGACCGCTCCCGGGGTGTCAAAGAGCGCGGCAGCCTCATCGGTAGGCGCCGAGCAGTTGGGCAGGGTCACCCAACCGGGGCCTTTCCCGTCGAGGAAGTCGTCTGCGTATTCGACCAGCATCCCGCGGCACCAGCGCTTACCGCAATCGCATTCGTCGACGTAGACGATGTCGCCTAGCTGGAGGTCCACGAAGGCCACCGGCTCCACTTCCTCGCCGTTGATCTTCACGGCTCCCCCCACGAGCACAGCAGCAACACCAGGAGGATTGCTCCCCATAGGCAGAGGTACTTGGCGTAGGAGTTGAGGGTGGTGATACGGCGGGAGGTCATGGGTAGTACGACCCTTCGGCGGCGGCGAGCGCTTCGTCCTCGCTGGCTCCCCGTCGCCGCTCGCTGAAGTACACGCGCCGTGCCTTGCGGTTCATCTTCGCCAGCGTCTCGGCCACCTTCGGGTTGGCGACTTCAATCGCGTCAGCCGGCATGGCCTCCGTCGGCGTGAACGCCTCACGGAGGCGCTCTTCCATTGCCTCAAGGGCGGCCTTGTTCGCGTACAGATGGCCTTTGCTGTCCATGGTCACTCCTTCTCCGGGAGGCGCATGTGCTTCTTCAGCTCGCGCGCCATCGCCTCCTCGGTGACGCCGTAGAAGATCAACATCCGGCCCTCGCCGCCCATCTGCGCCATGTCGAACGCGATGGGCTTCCCATCGCGCAACAACCGGAGGTTGTGCTCGGACAGCCCGACGATGTACATCGGCTTGCCGTCGTCGTCGTGGGCGAGCGCCTTAATCATCGGCCCCTTCCTCGACTGACCGCTGTTAGCGCGCGCAAGCGCGCCCCCAATCTCCTCCCCTCCCTCGCCACCCTCTTAGACTCCTTCATCAACTCCCTTAACCGGGATAGCTGGCGGGGGGTCACTCCAATCCCTCCACCCGACTCACCTCCTCAATAGAGAGGCCGTCGAGAGCGAGGGAAGCGGCGACAAGGAGCGCGCACCCAGAGTAGTTCAGGTGATACACGTCCGTGAGCGATGGCCAATCGTTACCGTGAGCCCATGTCGCCAGCTCGCTCGCGAACAGCCGCCGATATCGGTCAGACGAGTCCCGCAGGTTCGCTGCGCTGGCGAGAGTCGTCGCCATCTCCCACCTCTCCCTCGCTGAGGGCTTCACGGCTGGGCCTTCTGCGAAGCAGCCACCTCATAGCCGGCACGACGGAGCGCCTCGGCGTGGTCGAGCCCCCCGCGGAACGAGCCTTCCAGTTCCAGCCAGTCGGCTATCTGCCAATCGCCGCCTTCGTCCTTCCCGGCCGGGAAGATGTACGTCTCGGGCCCGCCGAATGGCACCACGGCGGCGCTCACCACCACGTGCGTCGCCAGCTCTTCTTTCTCCTTATCGCCATCCCATCGGTGCCAAGTCATCGACTCCGATAGCTCGTAGACGCGGGCATCGGTTCGAGCGCTCGGCAGCTTCGCAACCAGCGTCGCCGTCTTCATCGCGCCACCGCCCGCCTAATCGGGTCTGCGTGTGTGGCCAGCAGCCACTCCAGCGCAGCTTTAACTACCGCCGCGGTCGGTTTCGACCCCCGCGTCCGACGTGGGGTTAGAGGTGATTTGGTGTGATTATAGAATACATTGGCCTCAGCCATCGACGTGTCTCCGGGCTACTCGCTGGTGAAACCTCCAAGGGCGCCGCGAGCGCGGCTCGCGGGGCTTGTGAGGGACCGTTTGCGGGCGCTGCGCGGCGCTCTTCGCGGTTCCACCGGCGATGTTCCGTCCCTCACGAAATGTACTTTGCCCTACTGCCTTGAGACGTGTCCAGATTTTTTTCTGGTTCGTGACTTGACTTCCTGGGGCCGCGTCTCATAAGCCTGCGTCCGCCCTCCATAATCCTGGAAATCTCCACGGCGTTATTTTCTTTGTCCTTGTGGAGATAGAGCTCGGTGGTTTTTGCGGAGGCATGCCCAAGGGCGTGTTGAATCTGAGTGAGGGTTGCTCCTCGCCGGTCCGCTTCAGTGGCGAAGGAGTGGCGAAGGTGGTGAGGGACAATCCGCGCGTCCCCGTCGATGCAGATGTCGTTCAAGCCGCACTCGTCCACGACCCGGTAGAACCACCCGCGGACAGTTCCCGTTTTCCATCGCTGCCCACTTGTGTAGTTGGTGAACACGTACGGACTAGAGGGGTGACGGGGAATGGCGGACAGCGCCTCGCGCGCTCGAGACGTGAAGGCGATGGGTCTGGTTTTGTCCCCCTTGCCCAGGACGGTCGTAGTCCAGCGTAGCGTGATCCTGTCCCAGCGCAGGCCCATGGCCTCGGATATGCGAGCCCCAGTGTCCGCCATCACGCACACCAGAGCGCGGACGGTTATCTGTTGGTAGTGGTACCGGAGGCATCCGACGTGGGCGAGGATTTCGTTCACCTGCGCAGCATTGGGCGCCGTCCCCCTCCGCTTCTTGGCCTTCACGAATTTGGCTTTCGGGAAGGGGTGCTTTTCGATCAGCCCCGCGTTCACCCCGTACCAAAACATTTGCTTCGTACGGGTCAAGTCCACGTTCATCGTGGACTCAGCCGGGGGCCTTCCCTGGCGCGTCTTCTCACCCCGCCGGAGCTCTCTGTGCCGGTCCCAGTCCACCTGGGTCAGCGAGTCACAGGGGCGCCGCCAGTAGCGGAGGATGAAGTACCGGAGGTTCTGTCGCTCAATTCGCCAGGCCAACCCACGAGGCTTCGAGCCGCGATACTTCATGTACAGCTGGCCCACCGAAATTGATGGCTGCTTTTTGCCAGCGGGCGTCTGCGTTGCGCCCAGCCCGAGCAGTACCTTCGCCGCTATCTCGTCCGCCAACCCCATCGTTCAGGCGGCCTGACAGTACGGGAGTGCCTGTATATCTGGGAACAAGCAAACTAGGGCCTTCAAAAGATTTGTGACACCATTCAGACGTGGTGTTTCGAAACCAACTGTCAGCATCGCGCCGGGCCCCCTTTCCCCGTCGCTGGTGTGGCGGCCGCCGGAGGTTTCGAAACCTGTAGGCCGAGCGACTAGAAGATGCGAAACCTCTGCTACTTGGCCTTACGTCTCCGCAGATGCGTTGCTGGGACCTTGAAGAACAACCCCTCTGGGTCGTCGATGAACCGCTCCACCAGGTTTCCCTTGGTGGTCACGCAGACCAGCTTTTCGATCCTCCGCTTTAAGTTGCGGTCGTAGTAGGAGCAGATGGTGGCCTGGCGGAACTTCATTGCCGGCACCCCAGGCAAACGGCGCCGCCGTCGCGCACGAACAGCGTCTTGGTCTCCCGTCCGCAGGACTCGCATGCATCCGGCAGCGGCCGGCCCAGGCTCGGCGGGATGATTTCTTTTGTCGGCATCCCGTGCGCGATGAAGAAACGGCGCACCGAGGAGCCATCCGGGAGCCTGACGACGGCTTCCCGCGGCCTGCCGCACCACGCCCACGTCGCCCCCGTGTGACTCTTGAGCTCCTGGCCATCTCCGTGCCACGCATGAGCCTTCATCTCACCGCCTCCCTCGCCACAGCACCCCCGCAGAACCGGGCGTCTCCCGGGTCACGTGAGAGACCAGTTCGATCGCAGATATCAGCCTGACAGCGACAGGAGGCGCAGTAGTCGACGCCGTTGACCTGAAAGGTCCCGCCGGCAGACTTGAGGGCCAGGACCAGCCGGCCTATCTCGGCCTCCAGCTCGCAGATGTTGCAGGAGCGGGCAAGCTGCCCGTGGATGCAGGTGTTCACGTCCCACTCCCCTTAGGATGGGTAGCGGGCGGGTCCAGTGCGAACCTGGCGATTTGGACCGGCTGTCCGTAGGTGAACGTGTCAAGGGACGCGATCTTGCTCAGCGCCACCCGCAGCCTCTCCACCTCCCCTTTGAGGCGTTCCACCTCTGCTCTGGCCTCGGAGAGCGCGGCGTCGTACTTAGTTCTGATGACGCCGTCGATTTCCATCACGTCTTCGGCCAACTTCGCCATTCGGTCCCACGTCGGTTTGTGGGCGTCCTCCATCGCGACGAGTGTCTCGATCTCTTCCTTCAGACGCGCGTTCTCTGCCCGTACCCCGGAGAGCTGAGTAGCGAGGGCTAGCGGCTCAACGCAAGCTCGCGCCATCTCCTCGTTCGGGAACTGCACGAAGTCGGACGACCCTGGTCCGTAGCGGAGAATCGTCTTCCCGAACGGCATCCCTGGCCACGTCTCTTCAAGCTTCCACTCCTCGCGGGGCCACGGACATTTGCCGTCGGTGTAGCTCACGGTCACCCCTCCCCCTGGGGCGGGCTCGCGCTGTCCTTCGGCGGGACAAAAGGCGTGGCAACCGCATTTGCCCATGGCCCCGAGAAATGCGAGGCACGAACCCATGTGTTCTCGCTCGGGATGGCCGCACCGGGCGCAGATTCGAGCGGGGGCGGGTTCGGCGGGTTGGGACTTGAGAGCGCGGATGCGACGTGCGATTCGCTTCCCGACCGACTTGCCCTGGCTCGCCGGGTGCGCCATCTCGACGCTGTGATCCGCGATGCGCGCTGCCTCCTCCAGTACCTCGTTACGCTCCTGGGGTGTCATCGGGGTCCTTTCTTGGCCCAGCCACGAACCCGTCGCCGCAGGTCTTCCTCCTGAAGCTCGCCGTGGGCGAGCGCCTCCTCGACCGCGCCTTCCATCAGCGCGTGAGCGGCGTCTGCAAGCGGCACCCAGCGCCCGTTGCTGTTGTCGTACTGGTCCGCTCGATCAAGCAGGTACGCGGCCACGTCCTCGCGGGTCAGCGTCGGCGTGGACGGTTGCCTCAGGACGTTGATAACCTGCTCGATGGCGTCTACCTTCCCGCGCCAGTAGCCGACGGCGCGCTCGGTCACCGCCTCCCTGGCCTCCGTTCGCCACTGGCGCTCCCACTGCTCGAAGTACTCGACGAGGCTCACCCCTCACCCCCTGTCCCTCTAGTGGGGGTGCTGTCGGGGGCGTCGACAGCCAGGAGCGCGTTTAGGTACGGCTCCGGCATCACGCCGTGACGCTGCTGGCGCTCATTGGCCAGTTGCCAGTGCTCGGCGAGCAGCCTCCGTAGCCTCTCTGCCCTCGCGCGGAGGGCGGCGGCGCTGCCGCTGTACATCCCTGTTGCGTCCTCGACGACCTGGGCGACGTAGTCCAGCAGTTCTACGGTCGTTAGCTGGCGGGGGTGATTGGGCTCACTGCCCATTGGCCACCTCCGTGTTCTTGAATCCCGGCAAGAACTGGACGCCGCACGTCGGCACCAGCGCCGGGCGCCAGACCATCCCGCAGCCCTGACACGCGTGTGTGTGGTGCGGCTTCGCCGCGAACTCCCCTTCATCGATGTGACGCGTCCCGCATTCCGGGCACCACAGCAGCATCGGAATCGGGTCCATCTACGGCCCCTCCTCTCTCTTGGGCTCGGAGGGGGTGGCGCGACCGGTGCCCTTGCAGTCGGCACACGTGCCTTTCGGGAAGCGAGCGAGGATGCCCGTCCCGCCGCATGGCTCGCAGTGACCGGTTGTCACGGGCGGCAGCCACCTCATCCAGTCGGCACGGGGGAAGCGGTCGCAGAACGGCTCCCAGTCGTCGGGTCGCTCGCCGACGAAGCTCCATTCCCGAATGCCGCCCGCGTGGTCCCAGCCGTACGCGCGTTCGATGACATGCTCGGCGCCTCTGTGGTCTTCCGCGACGACCGCGGCCACGAAGATCGGAACGCTCAGCTCGTTACCCTCGGCGTCCACACCGAACGCCTCGCCGCTCTGCCACCACGGCCCGTGATACTCGAAACTCACGTCCGCGTTGCCGTACCAGCGGACCCACCAGCGTTTCATTTGTCCTCCTCCCCTGGGGCCGTCTCGCGGGCTGGTGCGTGCTGGCGACAGAAGCGACGCCCGTCGGAGAAGAAGATATCCGCCTCGGCGCTGCACGCATCACAGGCGTCTCCGTCATACTCCGGTGGTCTCGCCCTGACTTCCTGGCGCTCTAACCAGCGCTCTTGCATTGCGAACGCTCGCCGCACCGCCCACTTCACCGCGTCCGTCAAGAGGACGACCCGGCCTGACGTCGCGCGGACGAAGCTCTTCCCGCACGGCCCGCAGAACGGCGTATCGCCAGGCTTGCGCCAACAGGTGAGGCATCGGCGCCGGCTCACTTCTCACCCCCGCTGAGGGTCGTTGCGTCAGAATCGACGGTGCCCTGTATTTCGCGCGTGAGTTTTTCCGCGTCGGCAGACATAGAAGTCTCTGCGGCTACAACAGGCGTCTCGCTAGGAGAGGGGGAGCCGAAGTTCGTGCCGGCGAATTCTCCGTGGTGCTTTATCGCGGCTGCGTCGTACGCGCGGGCCGCCTCTTCCTCTGTGGCGTAGTAGCCGAGGCAGATTCGGCGCCTATTGACCGTTATGCACGCTTGCCAGCGCTTTCTCCTTCCGTATCCGCCGTAATAGCGCACGCCACGGAATCTCGACGCCCACTGCCGTCGCTGGCGGATGTTGTGGGCGTTGTCCGCGCATGTGGCTGGGCGCAGATTGCCATCCGTGCAGTCGAGGCCGTCGCCGTTCCGATGGTCTACCTGGGCCGACAGGTCCATCCCCATCAGCTCAGCCACGAAGCGATGCAACAGCACCGTCTTGGCTTTTCCGCCTCGCCTGACGGTTCTCCTGGCGTACTGGCTGTACCGATATTTCTGGCTGGTCGTTAGCAGGTGCCATCGGTGCTTAAGCACCTCGGCCGCCCGCCCGGCTGACACCAGCGCGAACCCCTTCCCGTTCGCCAGCGGGACCTTAACCGGGTCACTCATTTGGCATCTCCAAACAGGGCGCGCTCGACGGCGTCGAGCAGAAGCCTGGACACCTCGACTCCGCTGTTGAACAGCGAATCCGCAAACGCCTGGTTCTCCCGTAGAGGCACCCTTCGGGCCTCCTCGAAGGAGCGGAGAGCGGCGCGGGCGATGTCGTGGGCGCAGCCTCCCGGCGGAGCGTCGGATGGCCAAGGTCGATTGCCGTTGCACCAGACGCACTTACGTGCCGCCAGCTTCCGAAGGGCATCGGCCATCGCCCCCACCGCCTCCCCCACAGAGGGGACGCCTGGCTTGGTCATGGTTGGGTCTCCGTGCCCGCTGGCGGGCAATAGACGGCCCTCGTGGCCTCGTCCTGGGTGTGCTCGCGGACGGGCCTCTTGCAGGCTGGGCAAAGTGGCGGCCCGGGACACACCGGGCGGTGCGCCTCAACAGTCGCCAGCATCCACGCTTCGATTTCGTCCCGCGTCGCGCCCTGAATGGCTCCGAGGTCGGCGTAGCAGCCGCCGCAGTGAGCCCGCGCGGTCTCCTCCGGGAATGGGCCGAGAACTTCCCTGACGACGGCAACCATCAGCCGCCGATTCGCCTCCGGGACCCGCTCCCACGGGACAGCCGTCGTAGCGCTGGTCGTCCAGCCGAAACTGGGCGCGAGGCGCTCGTAGGCTTCGTGGAAGGCTCGGGCGATGCCCTCGGCCGAGGGGACGGGAGGGGTCATGGCTGGGGCTCCAGGGCTGGCTGCATGTCCCCGTCGCGCTCCTCCTGGGCCTTCAGCGCGGCGGCCAGCTCCGGGAACGGCTCCTCGTTCGGGCTGATGAAGGTCGCGCCCTCCTCCGGGTACTCGTTGCAGTAGATGTACCAGCCAGGCCCGCTGTGGCCTTCGTCGCCCCATTCGATCACGGCGTCACCGAGCGGCGGCTTGCAGTCGCTCTCCTCGTCGGTGACGTCGATGCACCCGAAGAACTCGATGGCTTCCGCGAGCTGCTGCGGCGTCATCTCGGACCTGTCCATCACCTCTTCCTCGTCCATCCCTGTCCTTTCTTCTGAGGGGCTACCCATGGGAGGGCTCCGAAAGCATTGGGGGTGCCTCGCTACGCTCGGCGGACAGTTCGAACTCGCTCATGGGTCAAGCCTCCCGATGATTCGCGCCTTCTCCCTCTCGTAGGCCGGGGTCTTCCAGGCAGCTATGAGGGCGAACGCTGCCGAGGCCCTCTCCGGCGTCGAGATGTCGCCCACCTGCATGATTCGCAGGGTGTCGCAAATCTCCTCCGTGAGTTGCTCCTCGTCTCCCGTTGCCGCGATGGCCTCCACCAGCCTCGCCACCGGGTCCTCTCCGGTGATTGGCGACACGCCCACGGGCTCGTTGGCTCGAGCCGTCACCTTCGCCTTATGGGCCTCCAACCTGTCGATGAGGTGAGATGCCTGGTTCTTTGAGAGCTGCGTCGAGGACGTGAGCCGCTCCCCTTTCTGGTTCCGGTAGACCCGGAGGACCTTCACCCGCCAGAAGCTATCCGGGTTGTCGTCCTCTCCCGTGAACACCCCCCCGCACTCCTTTCGAAGGATGTGAATCTTCTTGAGCTGCCCATCCGACAGCGGGACGCCTTCGTGGGGGATGTCGGCGGCGGTGAGCTTCTTGGCCGGGCCGTCAATTACCTCCCCCGGGTTCCGCCTTGGCGGCTCCTGGTTTACCGTGGCCCTCAGACGCTCCAAATCGTCGTTTGCGGGGCTTTCGGACACCACCTCGACCGTGGTGGCCTGAGCCATCTCCTCCGGGCTGTAAACGCCGGAGAGCTCGTTAGGGAATGCCCTGCGAAGGGCAAGGCTCTCGGCGCACTTCGCCAGCATGAGGGGGCCCATCTTTTTCCACATGGGAGAGAGGCCGTTCTTCCCCTCCTGCTTGTACTGCTCCCATGTTGCCACCGCCCAAACGGGCTCTTTGAAGTCGTGTCGCAAGACGGCAACCTTCGCGGCGGCGGGTGGAGTCGAGCTAAGCCAGACCTCAGTCCACTCTTTGCCGTCGGAGGTCCAGAATGGGCCAAGCTGCCCCGCGTACTTCCCGGTTCGCTCGGCAACGAGCCGAAATCCGTCAATACTGACCTGGATACTCATTACCTCCCTACCCGCGTCCCGGCTCCACCGCTTGACGGCGAAGACCTGGCGGGCGAAGGGGTCCAAGCGAAGCCTCTGAGCGGCCTGGACGAACAACGCCAGCTCGTCGTCCGTTGCCCCCGTGGCAATCGTCCGCTTGATGAGGTCGATTTGGTCCCGGGTGAATTCCCCCCCGTGCAGTACCAGTGCCGTGCTCATTTCCCGTCCTCCCGTCTCTTGATTTCGAAAGCCCCGAGCAAGCCGAGGCAGAGGTTCGCCGCCCTCTCCTGAATCAACCCCTCGGTCAACTGCTGCCCCTCTCTCACCCTCAGCCCCTTAACCAAGGCATCGAGGAGGAAGGGGATTACCGCGTACTCCCGGTTGATCTTCTCTCGCTCTGTCTCGTAGGGCTGTCCGCACTCCTGACAGGTAGCTGGCTTGTCCACCATGGCGACGCTCATAGCGGCAACTCCCCGGCGTCGATGAGCGCGGCAATCTCCAGTCTCGGGATGTCCTGCCCAACGAACAGGTTCGCCGTGTAGACGACGCCTGTTGCCTCGTCGACGATGAACTGCCACCCGTCCTCGCCTCCCGTCGCCGGGCCGACATCCGCATCCGTGACCGCCGCGAGGTAGTCCGTTCGATCGTCTCCGGTCATCACTTGAGCCTCCTGGCTTCGCTCATCCGCTCGTTGCCGGTCAGCTCACGGCCGTAGTCCTCGCGCTCGTCGCGGGCCTGCTGGGCGGCGCGCTGAATCTCCGCGCCGAAGTACCAGCCCCAGTAGCGCGCTTGCGCGTCCTGCCACGCCTCGCATTGCTGGCACGTCCCGTCACCCTTACAAGCCGGGCACGGAGGGCAGTCACAGGCGTAGTTCGGAGCGTGGTCGCAATTCGTTCCGCCGCCCTTGCAGCGCCGGCAGTCCCCGCAGCCCTCCTCGTGGACATCGCACTCGCTAACCATTGGCGCACTCACGGCAAACGAGCACCGGGTGGGCGGGTCGCAGTTCCGGCGTCGTAATGGCCTTCGAGATGTCGATCATCTCGCTGGCATGGGCCTCCCGGCCACGGCACACGGGGCACCTTGGAAATTCTTCGATGTCCAGCAGCGTGTTCATCGGCGGGCTCCCTTCTGGGTAGGGAGGGAGGCGCGAAGCTGGCTGTAATACCCACGCCCGCTCTTCACGGCGTCCTCGTATGAGCGGATGCCTGACAGGATGCGAACCAGCTTTCCTCCGCGCCGCTCGTCAACGCACCAGCCGGTCGACTCGTCGCCGTAGCCAACGAACCAAAACACCAGACGCCCGTCTACCGTCTCCTCGAAGCCATTGCAGGCCATGTCACTTCACCTCCACTATTCGAGTCACCCGGGTCTCCCGAACGGACGTCGGGGTCCGGTCCGCGTGGCTCTCAAAGCACTCCGCATGGAACACCCAGGACACCCCCTGCTGGGTCTCCCGTACCTGGGGGTCTGTCTCCGCGACAGCCAGGCCGCACCAGTGGCAGCGGGGGTTGGCCGGGGCGTCCTCCAGCCGGTACTCGTACTCGGCCTCGCTCATGTCGTGCCAGCTTTGAAGTTCGAGCATGAGTAAACGGTAGAGTAAGTGTTTACAGGTGTCAACGCTCTTTCTTCAAAAATCGACATAGCCCGTCGGACAGCTACTCGATATCGACGATGCCGCCGGGCCAGTGCTCGGCGTCTGCGGGCCAGCCCGTAAGTTTCTCGATGCGCTTGGCGCGTTTCAGGGGGATTTTTCGCTTACCATGGCGGTAGAGGCTTAGAAGGCCGTCGCTAACGCCTATGGCCGTGGCCAGGGCGTTCTGGGTGTACCCCTTTGGCTTGGCGGAGCGGATGGTCTGTAGAAAGGCGTCATCCCCGGATACGCCCGCGGAGATGGCCAAGCGCTGGGCAGAGTGCATGTTGCCGTTTACTGTAGACGGTTGTAAACGGTTGTGCAATACTCTTTCGCGCGTGACCTCCTCCGCCATCTCTCGGAATCGGGCTTCCTGGCGGCGCAGCATGGCCGCTGTTTTCTCGTTCTCCAGGGCTAGGGCGGCTGCTTGGTCGGCTAGGCGGAGGAGTTCGTCACGGTCCACCTCGAAAGGAATATCACGATGAGCGCAGAGGCGTTTGCGGTGGTCGTCTTCTTCGGGACGTCCGTTCTCGCGGTAGTTGCATGGGTCCCCATCTACCGGGTTGCCATAAAGAGGGGGTTTAGGTCAGGGCTGGGCGAGGGGACGGCTCACGCCACCGTGGAATTCGTACGGAGGCTCAGGAGGGCGGGACTCTCGAACGAAGAGGCGGCCTCTCTGCTCTTGCCATGTACGGACCCGTCGTGTGCTGGCTGCACGAAAGAGCGCCTGGAGAAGGAGGCGAACTAGGAGTGTACCGAACTGATGTCAATCACCTGCCCATCAAGCGAGCCCTGGAACGCATTGGGCGCCCAGTAAAGGACGTGGCCAGGTACCACGGCTTTGGGTGCGACCTCGTCACAGAGACCCTGGGAGGAGAGGTTGTGTTTCTCGAGATCAAAAAACCAGGCCCCCCTCACTGCCGCAAGCTCACTGAGTCCGAGCAGGCGCTACAGAAGCTCTTCCCATGGTCCTACTTCGTGGTCCAGACGGAGGAGGAAGCCTTGAGGGCGTGCGGGCTGAAGGTATGACCATCCCCGAAGGGGCCTACGCCCTCGTTACCGGGAAGCTCTCCAAGAGAGCCAGGGAAGAGCTACAGGCGAGGGTGATCGCAGGGGAGCAGAGAGAGCGCGTCGAGCTGGAGTTGTTGCTGCGGGAAGAGAAGGCGATACTCGGCGGCCCCCCGTGTTCCGCATCAACCTCATCCGGATAGCCTTTGGGGCTGTCCTGCTCCACCGCTACGGGACGAACCTGTGGGCCCTGGCGCACCTGGATACGTCGCCGGCACAGTGGCTTGCTATAGGCTTCGAGCTGTCAGCGGCGCTCATGCTCGCAGTGGGGTTTCTGGCGCCGCTCGCAGCTCTCTCCCTATTTCTGTTCCAGTGGCACGCGGACCAAGTTCTTTTGTCCTGGTCCCTGTCTACGATGGTCGTGCAGATGCTCTGCCTGGTCATGGCCTTCTTGCCAGCCGGGACGGAGCTGTCCCTGGACGCCCGACTACGCTGGCGGTGGGTCACGGCTATCTACCGCGTATGGGGCTCTCCGACGGAGAGCAGGGCGAATCTGCTCCGCCTCATGGCGCTTACGGCCTACGCCGTGGCCTCTCTCTCGGCCGCGCAGTTTCACCTGCAGGACCGGCTCTGGCGCTCGGGAGAGGCTCAGGTTCTGGTGTTCACCAACCCCTACTTCAGCGCCCACGCCGACGCCTTTCGGTGGGTCGTAGCGAGGCTCCCGGGAGCTGCTTCCGTGGGGTCCCTGGTCGCCACCCTGGCGATGCTTGCGTGGGAGGTCCTAATGCTTCCCCTTGCGCTCTGGGGAAGCCGATTCGGCCGACTGGCGGTCTGTGGCTATGGGCTCGCCTTCTTCGTCTCCAGCGCTCTCCTGTTGCACCTGGCGTGGCTCCCGTACTTCGAGCTCCTCCTGTGGGCCCTGGTTTTCTGGGGTCCCCCGCTCAAGCTCCAGCCCCCCGAGGGGAATCGAGCAGGGATAGGGGTGTTCGTGTTCGTCGCTGGGTGTCTTCTGGCGGTAGCGGACTACCCTGTCGCCGGGAGCGTCAACCCCCTGCCCGTCCTCTCTGAGCACCTTGGCATATCCCCGGTGAACGTCTTCAACCGGACGGACCTTCGGACGAACGAGAGTTACGCGGTTCTCTATCGGCTCGAGGGTGGCAAGGAAACCCGGCTCCCCTTGAACGACGAGAAAGGTGGCAGGCTCGCCTGGCATGCCTCGGAGCGCATCTACTACGGCGTGGCGCTCATGTGGAGGAGAGAAAGGGTTGGGATGGGGGATAGGTGCTGGGTGGAGGATATCGACCGCTGGAGGGTAGAGACGCTTGTGAAGTTCGACCGGGAGCTAGGGGGGAATGGGAAGTACGCTGTAGCCTTCTACTCAGACGGACGGCTCGTTTGTCGGGTGACCCTTTGAATCAACCTATCACCAAGAAAGAAGCGGCGGCGTGGGTGGTATCTATCAGTGCCGCCAGCGTGAGCGCGTGGTCTGCCCTCTGGGCAGACGAGACGTGGGTGGTTCTCGTGTGCATCCCCGTTTTCACGTTGGCCACGGGGGTTATGGGGTGGCTGCTTTGGAGGCAGTCTAAGAACCCGCTAAAGCGAAAGCGGGTCCGCTAGGCGATGAGGTAGGGCGCCTCCGCCGCGGTGGCCTGGACGAGAGAAACGTAGGGCTGGCGCCATTCGCAGTGGCCAGGGTCCCACAGCTTGCCGTTGTTGATATAGAGCTTCACGGGCTTACCGGCGTGGTCCTTTTCGAAGCCGAGGCAGCGCATCCCCTCTTCCTCTGCGCACTCCCAGAGGTCCAGGAAGAACCTCTCGTCCTTGGTGGTCGGGTCTGGCTTGTTCCCTGGGAGGCGCTTCCTGAAGTCGACTGCTCGGTCCAGGAGGTGCCAGGACAGGGTCTGGGACGCGGAGCTGGTCCCTCGTCTCTGGGCGTCTTCCTGCTCTCGCTGGGTACGCCTGGTTGACCCGACGTATGGGCAGTCGTGCCCCCGCTGCATCATCCGCCGCATGACTCCCTCGGCCCTGGCCCTTGCATCTGGGCGCAAGAGGGATAGCCGGAACGCCTCCCCGTCGGTGATTGGCAGAGGGGGAGGGTCGCGGAACGGCGATGGGGGGAGGTTAACGCTCATACGAATAGGGCTATGAGGACGACTCCAAGAACCAGGACGGCCCCAGCGCAGAAGAACACCGAGTCCCGGGTGGTCATCGGGGGTCTTCGGCGTCGGCGATTTGGCCGCGGGCGTCTTTCTTGGGGGCGTTCTTCCCGTTCCCGGGGAGGGCTTTGGCGGCCACGACCCCGAAGACCGTCCCCCAGGTGACAATCCACTTCGCCGCGGTCACGATGGCGGCTGGAAGGCCTACGCCCGTCGCGGCCAGGCCAACAACCGCCCCGGCGCCGGCAACGGTGGAGGCGACGGCGGCCAGTACCTTGTTCTTCGCATTCTTGATTTTCATTCGCATCCTTTCAGGGCGTCGACGCAGCTAAGTCCGACGTCACAGACGTATTTGAGTTGTTCTCGGATTTCTCTGGTAAGTGCGCGGCGTTGATCTCCTGTAGCTTGCTCAAGAGCGACAACGCTCCTGAGGCCAGCCGTTCCAGCAGCTTCAAGCGCTCGGAAGACGACTCTGAGGGTGTGCACCTCAGCCTTGTCGAGGTCGCGCCAGTCGCCCGTTCCTCGGCTGGGATATTCCTCATTCGACATCTCCACTCACTTCACCGGGTCGACCCCCGGCATCCGCTCCCCGGACCTCGGGGGCGGCGGTTCCCACTCCAGGCGCATCGCAATCATGTGCGTTACTTCTCGGAACATCCCGGCGACCGCGGCAGAGAGAAACAGCGTCAGGACCCACCTCGCCGTACGCAGGCGGTTGCGTGGCTTCAGCGGCTCGATGACCAGCTTTACCAGCCACTCCGGATGGCGCAGTTCTGGTGGAGGGGTGTCCACTCATCACTTTGACTTTCGGATG